TCACTTCGTTCCGCGGCTGATGGCGTCAATGACCTCCTGCCCAGCCAGGTAATGGCGCCGAATAATTCCCTCCGCATCCTCCTTGGAATGCCCTGAGATCTCGGCAATCAGCCGGATCTTCTCTTCGTGCGATCGATCAAGATGCGCGTAAGCGTATGTGATGGCGGTTCCCCGCAAGTCGTGGAACGTGACGCCCTTGATCCCCAGCCGGGCCATCTCCTTCCGCCATGACGCCTTGAACCCGCTCGAGGTCCAGTTCTGGCCGAAGGAGTTCACAAGCACCCGCTGGCGCTCCTTCTCCTTCGCTTCCCTCAATATCGGCAGGATGTCCGGTGCGGCCGTGATCCGTACCCTGGCGCCGGTCTTTCCCTGCTTGATCGATACCCGTTCGCCGTCGAAGGCGATCATGGGCATGGTCAGCAAATCGGCTTGTCGTTGCATGGTCCAGAGAGCCATGCAGGCGACGGCGCGGATGTGAGGGGCTGCGCTGGTGAGGACGGTGTTGATCTGGTCCATTGTCCAGACGGTATCGCGGCGGCTGCCTTCGTGAAGGCGCTCTACGCGCTCCAGAGGGTTGCGCAGGATGGTCTCGTTGTCCTTGGCCCAAGCGAAGACACGGGCCAGAAGCCCCAGATGCATGTCAGCAGAGCGGGGCGCTTCCTTCATGGTATCTCGCCACTCCAGAAACAGCTTCCTGCTTCCACGGGCTTCTATGGCCGAAATAGGGAAGGTGTCGAATTTGGCATTGATGATGCCGAACATCCGGTCGTAGTCTTTGCGGGTGGACGGGGCGAGGGCCTTGAACTTCGCTGTGTCCCTGAACTCTTCGATCAGTGAGCTGATCGTGCCCTCAATCGTCTTTGACGCTCTGTCCCGCGTCAGGCGAACATATTCCTGCGTGAACGCCTTGGTGCCGGGCTTCGCCATGATCCGCGGCGCACCCTTTCCCCGCCACGCGTAGTAGTAGGTTGCCGTCGAGCCGTCAGCCAGCTTGACGTTGACCTTATGCACGCCCACGAGCTTTCCTTCCATCCTGCCAATCCCTCAGAGCCTTTTCAGCCGTATCTTCCTCTCGATCGACCACGGCAAAGCTCTTGGGCGCGAACTCGATTTCGCCCGATGGGTGCATGACCACCCTGACGTTGTGCATTGCTGCGGCAGCTGCAGCATCCGAGATTTCTGATCTGGTGTAAGTGCGGGCTCGGCTCATGGGCTGTCATCCACAGGATGTCCACAGGCTCCAGACCCCCCGCTCCCTCGACACGGGCGGTTGGGTTTGCGCCAGTCGATCGGCAATGATCTTCTGTGCCTGATCGGGCGTGTAGCTTACATCATCAGGAACGCCGATCTTCTCGACCAGCAGCCAAGCCAAGACTTCCTCTGCCGCAGTCATGGGAGTGTCGCCACCATCTGCCATCGGCGCGGCTCCATCGTACAGACGCCCCTCTGGGTGGAACGGTGCCCATCCGATCACGCGGCCTTGTCCTTCGCAGAAGCAATCCTGCGACCAAGACCAACCGGCGAACTGCCACTCGTCGATCTCGCTGTCCTCGAAGTTACTGAAGCCGATAGTCCAGGCCTGAACGGCATCTTCCAGCGGGTGCTCGCCTTCGCCGGAATAGTCCACGAGGAGGCGGACAAGCGTGTTGTCCTTCGGGGCGGTGTCCATCGGCAGAGCTTTGATGTTGTTGGTCATCACTTCATCTCCTCGTAATCGAGGAAGTAGCCCTTGCCACACACGTCACAGCGATACCGTTCGCCGTCCATGCCGCCGCCAACTTCCTTCATGTTTGGGCAATCTCGGGTGGATGGATGAGCGATCCCGCAAGGCTTCGGACCCATCGAACTCTGTTGGGGAGCGGGGGTGGGCTTGCCTTGATCTGTATCGCCCGGCATGTTGTGCCGTTGCAACTCATTGTCGTGGGCTACATGAAGAAGTGGACGTTCAGGATCCTCGGGCTGACATTCATCGCCGCGGCTGTCCTTCAATACATCAGCTACAATATGCCTTCCCCCGACGGTTCTGATCCGACCGCTCTGGCATCGGTGTTCGGTTGGGCCTGGACTGTGCTTATCGCGTTCCCCGGCATTCTGCTGATTGCCGCAAGCTCTCGGCGCTGACACTTGTGACTCGGGTGAGGGGGGCTCGACCTGATCAGATACCCACACTTCTGTCAGTAGATCGTCGCTAGCGTCCGTGCTGTTCTCCTCAGCGAAAGGAGAACCATCATGCTCAAGGCTACCCACTTCGCCGTGCAGATCAGCAGTAAGGTTTGGCTTGTCACCTTCGTCAGCGAGCTCGGCGAAAGCGAGACGCGGAGAATGACCAGCGACGAGTTCATCGCGATGATCCAGGCCGAAGCCCGGTTCGCGGACTGATGCGAAATTCTCATGGATGCCGGGTGTCGGCTGACGGTTGGTCATTGCTGACGTCCTCCTACAATTTCGCCGGTGTCCCGGTTGACGACCGTTCCATCCATTAGGCGCTTGAATCTTGTATGTGAGAGCGACGACTTCGGCTTCGTGATGCCGAGGTGCTTCTTCTTCACCCGGGCGATCTTCGACTTGACCTTCATCTCCATCGCCGTCTTCCGGCGGTGGGCCTCTTGCAGGGCTGGGAATAGGTTCGTCTCACGGTGCTGACCGCCGAGGATCAGAGCAACCTTGTGCTCGAGGTCCCATTCATCACCTGGCTGGATCTTCTGTCCGGTGAGGTGGCAGATGCCGTTCTCGCGTTCGAAGATCCTCAAACGAACACGGGGCGGAACCTTGGTGTCATCGGTCTTGCCGATCCATTCCTCGACGCTCCTAGCCATGCCGCACCTCACGACGCTGCCGAGCGATATACCGGGCGTTGGACTTTGCGCCTTTCCAGGCCAGCCAGCCATATAGAGCGCGGCGGATGTAAGCGGGGATGTTCATGCCAGATCCTCCGGCTTGCACTCCAGCACCTCACACAGCCACGACTTGGCCTGCGCAACGGTGCGCTTGCCGGTGGCGACTGCACGGGTGCTGACGCGGATGGATTCGATCTGCGGGTGAAGTTCGGCAGGCAGTCGTTTCATCCAGTCTGCCTTGCCTTGTTCGAACGCTTCATCGCGCTCGCCTTCGTCGGTCCACTTGACGACCGCCAATGCGAGGAATTCTTTTGCGCAGTCGAGAATGGTGAATGAGCCCGAGGACTGGGCGTTGTCATCCTCGGGCTCATCACTTGCCGAAGGATCAGGGGAAGAATCCTCGGCTTTATCCGGCGTGGAGGGGGCGCCGCCGGAATTCGGTTGTTGCGGTTCCTTGAAGGTCACGCCGTGCTCTGCACCGAAGGCATAGACGAGCTCGATCAGGTTGCTCATCTCCTCGATCGTCATGGTTGAGGTGTGCATGCCAAGCGGGACGAATGTGCCCTTGTCGATACCGGGCACGACGCGAGCATGACGGAGAGACGCGGTGAACATATCCTTCCAATCCTCGGCGTCGATTTTCTGCCCGTACCACTCGACCTGTTCGGCGACCTCGTGAAGCATGGCCCACATCTTCGCAGACTGCTCCGTTGAGCGACTTTTCTTGCGGAAGGTGACAACGGTCCCGGCTTCCACGTTTCGCGCCCAAGCGGCGATTCTGGCGCGATCATCGGGCGTCTGGATGGTGACAGTCTGGCGCGTGCTCATGCGGCCTCCTGATCGTAAAGCTTGACCAGAGCGGACACCTTCGCCTCGACTTCATCCGCCAAGAACTTGCGAACCTCATCCTCGAGCTCGGCAATGACAGCGTCGTCGCGCATTATGCGGGTGACGAAGACCTGCATGGCTTCGGGAAGGCGCGGATCGTAAGAGACGAAGTCGCACCACTTCCGGCCCGTGCAAGCCATCTGCCACATCATCTGCGTGACATACTTCGCCGGGACCGTTTGCTTGATCAGCGTGTCAATGTGCGTTGCCGTGTTGGGGCACTTGATCTCAACCAGTCCGCTTTCGCCCACAAGTCCGTCAGGAGAGGCGCCAGCATCTGGAATGGATGGATGCACCACGAACGCAACCTGCTCGACTGTGACGTCATGCAGGAACTCGTAGGATGCCCGTGCAGCCGGCTCCTGATCGGTGCCCCACTGCATCGCGGCATTGGTGAAGCCTTCGGCAGTAACGCCGGTAAGGCGCTCTGCGATCAGCTCAGCCGCGTAGTTGGCGCGGGACGCTCCCCATCCTGATTTCGTCCTGGTTACGACGTCGGCTACGCGGGATGCTGTAACCTTCCCGCAGCGGAGCGCATGCCATTCTGGCGAACCTTGAATGATCTCATCCATTTGCAGCCACCTTTTTCTTCTTGGCTTCAAGCATGCCGATGGCTCGGCGGAATTTGGCTGCCGGCATGGCGGCGATGCTTTCGATCTGCAGGGCGGCGCAGAATTTCTCGATGTCGGATTCCGTCTCATCGATCAGGCCGAGGACGATCTCGCGCTCTGCCTCAGTGATCACGCCACTGTTTTCGTCAGCCTTTGCCCCGTCATCATCAGCTGCCGCCGCCAGCCCCAGCGCTGCCTTGAGAGTGTAGCGCTGCAGGTAGGTGACGGTGGATCCGATCTGCTGGATGCTGTTCTTGTTGCCGCTGTCGTCCCTGCCAGCCATGAGGGTGTTTTCCTCGTGGTGGCCGTCACTGTGCTCGATGATGCAGGTGACAGCGATCGGCTGGTTCGGCTCGGCTGTCGTCCGGTACCGCACCGACAAGCCGTGGCGGGACAGGACGGGCCCGACCTGATCCATGATGCCGGCCAGATCTTCGTATTGGTAGTTGGTCCGGCCCTTGGAGGTGGTGAAGTCAACCTTGCGCGTCTTGACGATGCGCGGAAGCTCAGACTTCACGGCTGACATTGCCGCCGCAAAAGCTCTGCGGGCTTGGTTCGACTCCCAACGTTCCTGAAGATCCATCAGCTTAGAAAGCGTCTCAACTGACGCTCCTTGCGAAACAGCTCTGTCGAGCATTTCCATGGGCGTCATAGGAGCCGAAGCCGGTGCTGGCATCTGTTCTCCTGGGCGCTGGATATCAACTGCTGTGCTCATCTGCCTTGCCTCCATGGCCTGTTGTGCTTTTGCGACGACGCCGAGCGCCAAGCCGCCGATGTGTTGTTCTGTGCCCGGTCGATCGATCAGTTCCCCCATGACGCGACCTGCTCCTGGTTTGCATGGTTGGTGCGCTCCCACGCCGGCAGGACCATCTGCGATGTCCAGACGTAGGCGAGGAGGAGGGCGGCGGTTGTCGGCGCTGCGACGGCGATAATGAAACCGCGGTCGCGGCGGCGCTTGCTCTCGTTGAGGCGGCGGTCCTGCTCTCGTGAGCGGGCGGTGAACGTGCCGAGGTCGGTTGCGTTAGGCAGAGGCATCGGCTCAATCCCCACTGTCCACGGTCATGTCGAGACCGCAGTGTTTGCAGGAGCCGGGATGCCAGCCGCGCGAATGATTTGCACCGAGAGCGTCGAGCTTCTCGTGTTTGCAGATGGCAAAGCGGACGACGATCGGCTGATGGATCATCTTCTTTGCATCTTGGTCATAGCGACCGCTTCGATAGACCACAGCATAGCCGCCGCCATCGAACCTGCCGCCCATACCAGCGGGCGTGAGGAAAAACTGAGCCCAATTCTTCCGACCGTTGATGTTCCCCCAGCCCCAATGTGGAACCAAGCTATGCCCGCCAGAAGCCAGGTTGGTGAGAAACAGTAGGGGGTCGACCTCTTCGGCGTTCGGGATCTCGACTTCGCCTTTTAAGATCGGCGCGTAGTCATCCTCGATCGTATAAGCCTTCGCGCTCATGCTGCCTCTCCTGTCGTGCTAGAGGGAGCGGGGGCGGGGTTGCAGATGTCGCAGCGGCGGGTGCAAAGGTCGCAACCGGATTCCGCGTCTTCGCAGCAACCGTCGATGCATTCGGACACGAAGCCTTCGCCGCCGCAGTTCCAGCAGTCCTCGCTATCGTCATCGATGAAGTACGGGCCGTGATCCTCGCCGGTCATCTGGCGGAGGTATTCGCCGTCAGCCTCAAGGGCCTTCTGCATTTCCTTGTCGAAGATCATTCCGCGGCCTCCCGGAACTGGACCGGCTGCGGGACCATCCACGCGGGGATCTTCCACTCGCGCTTGAACTTCTCCGCCCGGGTAAGGCCAACGAAGCCTTCGTTGATCGGTGTTGGCTGGAAAGGCTCGAACAATGGGCCAGTGCAGCCCTGCGCGATGCCCTGTTCACGAAGGCAATCGGCCCAACGCAGGTCGCGGATGTAGCTGTCCCAGTAGCTGGAGGTATTCCAGCCACGGCGCGAGATACGGCGGATCATCTCAATCGACTTGTCGATGTCCTGCAACGTGATCCGCAGCGCGTCGGCGGTCATCATCTGTGCTTGTACTGATGCCATTTCCCCATCCTCAAATCGGTCGGGAGACGCTGAACTCTCTCCCGCTGGCGCCTTCGGTTTCCCGTTGGCTGATGAGAGGAATATGCCATCTGGCAAAAAAGATGACAAGTGGCAAAATGCCATCTGGCAAAAATAATTGCCATGTGGCACAAGAGGGAATGCTGAAAAGAAACGATAGGGGCGAGGCAGCCGCGGCCTTCTACGACAAGCGGCGGAAGTGGCTCGACTTCACATGCGAGATGTCGGGCTTGTCAGATCGGGCGTTCAGGGTAGGGCACTGGCTCGCCAAGAAGATGAACGGCGATGACCAGTGCTGCTGGTACACCCAGGCACAGATCGCGAAGCTGATGGGGAAGTCGCAGGACTATGTCATCCGTGCCGTGGCGGAACTGGTCGACGCCGGCGTGATGCTCGTGGTGAAGGATCACCGGAGACCGAACCGCTACTACATCCGCCTGCCGTTCGATTTCGGCTAGGGTCGCAGATTTGCGGGTCAGTAGGGTCGCAGATTTGCGAGTCCAATTTGTAAAGCTGAATTTCTAAAGGTTATCTCTGAGAAGATGATTCTTGCTCTGAGGGTAGTTGTTGGAAGGGTGGAGCTATAGCCACCCAAAGCCTTTTGCCATCAACCCAGCCAGGCCGAGAGCGACCGAAATAATAGCGCCGAATAGGATGCGGAAGTCGGTTGTTCGGATGGACGTAATGTCCCCCCGCATATCCTTGATGTCGGTCTTAAGTTCCGCGACGTCACGTTGGATGAATTCAACGGCGGCTTCAAGCTTCGCTACTCGTGCTTCCATGCCGCCATCATTGCCACCATTCCCGCCCGACTTCAACTCAGAGCGGCCGAACGACTCCATCCAGCCCATGGCCTTCCGGCCAATCTCGTTCTGATTTGCGCTTTCAGGAACCGGCATCAGCTTCTCCCTTGGCTGGAGCGAGATTCGTAACCCCCTGGCCAATCCCTTCCATCAAACTGTGGAGAGGGCCCCTCATCTTGTCGAAGTGGTACCGTTGCTCTGATGTGAGCGGCATTGTTTCGACCGCCTGGCCGATCGCGAAAACGATATCCAACACAGAGATCATGTTCTTGTAGACCTCCGCGATGTGCCGAATTTCTGCTGGCCGATGGTCATCATCGAATGTTTCACCGATGAAGGTCTGGAAATACTGGCTAGCCGTTTCATGGTCGGCGGGTCTGTGCGTCTCGTCACTCAATGCGTCGTCCCTCCGCGCCTCATGCTATAGTCAGCCCTGGTTGGATGCCGCCTTGCTTGCTCATATCATCCCCTCCACTGGAACCATGCGACCACCCGGCCGTAGACGCGAACGTCCTCTCGGAGCAGCTCGTCCGGCTCGCCGTACTGAGCGCGGTTGTCCGATATGACCATAATCTTGTCGGAGCGCGGCACGAGCTTCAGGCGCTTGATCACCAGCCCGTCGCCGTAGTCGCAGGCGTAGATGTCTTCCGGATTCGGATAGACGTGCGTCGTGTCGATGAAGACGGTCGATCCTTTCGCCAGCGTCGGTTCCATGCTGTCGCCAACGACCGGCAGCGCCTTCACCCGATCAAGGTTGCGCCAGCCGCCCTTGATGCTCTCCGGGAAGCTCCAAAAGCCGTCCGACATGGCCGGGTCAATCGGAGCGCCGTCTTCCCGGTATTCCACAGCCTGCAGACCGCCGCCGCCTGCGCCTGAGATGATCGTCAGGTTTTCCACGTCGCCAGCAGTCTCGGCGGGCTGAGTGTGCGCCGGTAGATCGGCAGCCCTTTCCAGGTCCTCGTGATTGAAGTCCGTCGTCAGCTCAGTCGGCTCGACGCTGAGCGCCCGCGCAATGCGGATGACGTTCTCCAGGCTAAGGCCACGCTTGCCGCCTTCGATGCGAGACAGGTGGGTGTAGGAGATGCCGGTGCGCTCGGAAAGGTCTTCGAGCGTCACGTCTTTTTGCTTTCGGATTTCGCGGATTCGGTTTGCCATCAGCCAGGTATTTTCCATCTGGCAAAGAATTCCAGCGCCATGTGGCAATTGCCAGTTGACAAAGGTGTGCCATGTGGCAAATTGCGCTGCATGAAGCTCGAGACGTACCTCACCGAGAACAAGATCAAGCCCGCCGCTTTTGCGGCCACGCTTGACGTGGCTCCGTCCACCATCACGCGGATTATTCGCGGCGAGCGTACGCCGCGGATCGACCTCATCGCCAAGATCCAGACCGCGACCGGCGGGCAGGTGACGGCCGCAGACTTCATGGCTGAGGTGGCGGCGTGAGCACGCTTTCCGAACGGATCATCTTCCGCCTTGAGCAGATCGGCAAAACGCCGGCAAGAGCCTCCTCTGAGGCTGGTCTCGGCAACACGGCAATCCGCGACATCATCACCGGCAAGTCGAAAGCGCCGACGCTGGCTACCATCGAGGCGCTCTGCGAGCCTCTGGAATGCAGCCTCGGCTATCTGGTCGGTGTCGAAGAGCAGACGAAGGCCAACGAGCATCCACCTCTGGCGAAGTTCTGGATGGTGCACGGCATTAACCAGCGTCCACCAGCTTACAAGCACTGGACGTTCGAGAGCGCTGAGCGCGAAGCAAGACGCCTGAGCGTGGCTCATCCCGGCGTTGTCTTCGTCGTCCTCGAGGCGGTTACAGCCTTCGCTTCCGAAACACCCCGAACCGTTGAAATCAGCGTCGATGTGAACGCTGACGACGGCATTCCATTCTGAGGGCGGACGATGACCTGGAACTTCGACATCACCACCGCACCACGCGAGACGCTGACGAAGCGTCACGGCAAGACCACCACCGGCAAGTCGATCACCTACGACGCCAGCGAATACACGCCGCTCATCGTCGCCACCAAATGCGGGAAGGTCATACGCAGCTACTGGATCGAGAAAGAGCAGCGCTGGGCTGGGCTGGCAAAGGGTGAGCAGCCGGTCGCGTGGATGCCTTGGCCTGTTCATCCGAACGCCGTCTCCGACCTAGGGCTGAACATCGTCACCAAGCAGAGCGAGGTGGCGGCGTGAGCAACTTCCGCGTTGGGCAGAAGGTCGTGTGCGTGAAGAACATGACCACTGATATCGGTCTCCCTTACCCTGAGGTAGGGACGGTCCACACCGTCAGAGATGTCATCCTGTGCCCTTACAGCAAGCGGTACGGCCTTCGTCTCGAAGGTTGGCACCTTGGCATCCATCCAGACGGCGTTGAATTCATTCTCATGTGCGAGGCGTTCCGCCCCGTAGTCGAGCGCAAGACGGACATCAGCTGCTTCAAGGCCATGCTGAATCCATCCAAGCAGACGGTGGAGGCCTGAGATGACCACGGCCATCATCGCTATCGTCATCACCGTCCTCATCATCGCTGCTGTGTGCGCCCTGATCTATTCGCAGGTCGATCCGGTTCGGCCGGATCCTAGTGAGCTTGCCGACAAGCGGGTTTCGGACATCATCTGCGGCACTGGCACTGAGGCGCCCCTACCGGCTTCCAATATCGTCCACGACAAGCGCGGCTGGGCGTACATGCGCAACGAACGGGAGATCATCTGATGGTCACCTTCTTTGCTGTCGCTGGCTGGATCGTTCTCACCTTGCCCGTTGGCATGTGGGTGGGGCGGAAACTCAAGAAATTAAGAACCGAGAGCACGGCGCGTCTGATCTTGGCGGACGGTCGCGCCTGTCTCTCTCCACGGTCTTCGTCTTCGGGCGGCGGCTGATCTCCTTTCGAATGCCGCGCCTCTCATGGGTTCAACCTAGTCGAGGCGCGAAACATGGCACGGACTGAAACTCACCAACCGGTGGAAACGAAACAAGCAGGGGCGAAGGCAATGTCAGCAGTAGATTCGTTCAGTTTGGACGACGAGACCCGGGCATACGCTCGGAAGCTATTTAAGCGCCGCGTCGAAGGATGGGGCGACGAGGCGAGGGCACTGGAGGAGTGCGCCAGCTGGACCGGAATGACGCCGCGCAGTTTCAAGCGCCTGATCACCGGAGAGACCAAGCAAGCCGGAACTTTCTTCTCCCGGGTCCGCAAGGGCTACCTCGACTATTGCGCCCGTAAGGTCGCGGAACTGCAGAACGAAATCCAGGCGGAGAAGGCGAGGTACGGGAATGTTCGCATTGGAGATCTGGATCATGAAGTGGAGGCTCTTGTGGCGAAAGTTGAAGCCGCTCGGGCCGTCAAAATCCTCCAGCAACGAGAAGGATGAGGCGAATGACAGCAGCTCAGATCGGTGACAACAGCAAAGCCGAGAAGGAACGTCGTGTTCTGTTCGGCTACTACCACCGGAAGGATCGTGACATCGCGGCCCGCATGAAAGCCCTGGCCGAAGAGAAGAAGGCCAACCGGCAGAACGCCAAGGCCTCAGGCTTCCCGGCTCAGAAGCTCGATCACTACCTCAAGGCGTTCGAGGCCGAAGATCAGCAGAAGCCGGTCGAGCGCCTCAAGTCGGATCGGGAGAACCTCGCCTGGCTTGGCCTCATTCCCGATGATCCCCGCGGCGATTTGCTGGCAGACCGCGCCACCGATGAGCAGATGGTTCAGGCCAAGGGCTTCCACGCCGGTCTGACGGGGCTTGATCGGGTGTCCGGTTATGACGCCGGCAGCGCATCCGACAAGCTCTGGCTGGAGAGCTTCGACGCCGGCCGCAAGGAATACGAGACAGAGGTGCCCGACCTCCTCAAGCGGATCGAAGCCCAAGCCTCCAAGGAGGAATCGCCCTCAGACGGCGACCCGTTCCCCGATCAAGACACGATGCACTGATCCACCGCGGCGGCCTTCCTCCTCCCGGGCCGCTACCTCCGGAGCGCGAATGCTCCGATCTTCTTTCCCACGGTGAAGACGATGAACGCACATCCACGAATAGCGAGCTTCACATGCCCTTGCTGCAAAGGCTTCATCGGTGAGGCGGCGCCCCTTGACCAGGTCATGGAGAGCGTCACCCAGCCGTCGCGCCGGATCATCCTCGAAATGCTCGCCAGCAAGCCCGGCTCTCCTGTGCTTCGTGATCGCATCTTGGACCGCCTGTACGGCGACCGCGCAGACGGTGGGCCTGATACCGGCGACCATGTGGTGAAAGCGATGGTGAGCCAACTGCGGCGGCAGATCGAGCCGTTCGGCTGGACAGTGACCGGCTCTCGCGGCGGCTCCGGCAATCTCGCGCAGTGGCGGCTTATACCGGTGGAGGCAGGACAATGACCTGGATCCTCGGCTTCGACCCGTCAAAGTCCACCGGCTGGGCGACCTTCAGCCCGGAGCGCCGCAAGGCAGATGGCAACTTCGCGCATGTCCGCTGCGGCGTGTTCCAGATGCCGGAAGGCGCCGACCACTATTACACCGGTGACCAGATCGGCCTGAAGGTCACTGCAATGCTCCGGGAGTTCAAGCAAGAGAACGGGCAATTCCCTGACTTCGCCGTGCTCGAGCAACAGATCCTCGCCAAGGTCGGCAACACCAGCGCCGACGCGATGATCTATCCGTGGGTTGCTACCTCGGCCATCGTCGCCACTCTCGCGAACTTCGGAATCCCTTATGGCACGCTGATGCCGTCCTCCTGGCGCAAGTCGTTCTTCGGGGAAGGCTTCAAGCCACCGCTCGACAAGAAGCAGAAGAAGGATTGGAAGTCGGCCGCCGTCGAGGAATGCGAGCGGATCGGCATCACCCTCCCGAAGCAGAAGGCTATGGCGCACAATGCCGCTGAGGCTTCTGCTCTCGCGATCTGCTGGGGCGTGCGGGACATGAAGGTGCATGCCGGCCGCTATCACCAGCCGTGGCTCAACCTCGTCATGCAGCGGAATGAGCGGAGTGTGGCAGCGTGAGCGGCCCCGTCGATCGCAGCCAGTTCGACCGCATCAGCGAGGACGACGCCTTCGAAGCCGCTGAAGACTTCCTCGCATGTATGCTGGCGAACAATCAGGTGCTGGCCGAATGCGGGCTCGAACCGGAGGACTTCGAAGAAGACATCCACCAGCTGATATTTCGTGAGGGCATGGCGCTCTATCGGAGTGGGCAACCTGTGACGGCCATCAGTCTGAAGCCATACATGCCGAAGGTGCTCAGCCCGAGCCGCAGCGGCCAGTCAGCCCGTGGCGACAACGATGGGGGCATCATCACAGCCGATTACATGACCGGCTTGATGAGCCAAGGCTTCAGCCCCCTGACCATGCAGAGGCTCGAGCCAGCCCTTCACATCATCAAGAGCGTGTCTCTCGGTCGTCAGCTCGCCAGAGAGGCTGAAATAGCCTCAGAGCTCGCCAAGGAAGGGCATACGCTCCTCACGCTGGACGATGAGATCGAACAACTGGAAATGCGCCTGAAGGAGCGCAGGACGCGATTGGCGGCATTGAAGGCCGGCGCAGCGCCTGGGGCATCCTATCTCGCCATGTTCGAAGCCTCAGCCCGTCGTGACGGCGTGGTGGGCGTGCCGATCGCTCTGCCGGAGGTCGCGAAGGTTCTATCGGAGCCGGTATTCGAGGCGGGGAATCTCTACGGTCTGCTGTCCTCGTCGGGCGAGGGCAAGTCCAGCCTCACCATGCAGTTGATCTATCACGCGGTGAAGGAGGGGCACCCGGTTCTCTTCCTCTCCTATGACCAGTCGGCGGCGCAGTGCGTCCGGCAGATGATCGCCCAGGTTCACGAAATCAGTGTCAAGCAGCAGCGCGAGCCGAACCGCCTCATGACACAGCAGGAGCGCGACCGGTGCGTTCTGTTCGCCACCCAGATCAACCAGCAGCCGTTCGACATCATCCGGTGCCAGCGGGAAGGGGTGACGCAGCTGGTCGCCTATGCCCGGCGCTTCATCAAGAAGCGGGCCAACGGCAAGACGCCGTTCATCGTCATCGACCACATTGGGAAGGTGAAACCTCGCGACCCGAAGCTATCGGCGGATCGGATATCTGGCGAGGTGACGGTCGAGCTCAAGGCGCTGGCTGACGAGATGGCCGCCTCAGTTCTCATCCTCAATCAGCGGAACAGCTTCGGCACCCGGCGAGACAATCCACGCCCCATTGCAGCTGACCTCTACGGCGGGGAGGGCGCCAAGGCCGACTATGACGCGATCCTCTACCTCTACCGGGCGGAGAAGTACAAAGCCGAGCGCGTGGCCACGGCGGCCAGCGATTCCGACTGGAAGAAGATCAACAAGGTCTTCGTCGGTGACATCGAGGGCATTGCCGAGATCGGCAGCGTCAAGGTCCGCTTCGGTGACCCGACCATCCGAGAAACGCTTCGATTCGAGGCGGAATACACCCGCTACCGGTCGATGAAGCCGACGCGGCCGCAAGAGGAGTTGTTCTGATGCAGCAGAAGCTCCCCTTCATAGCGCCTCGCCGCAGCTCCACCCGGTCCCTGCGTGTCCTCGTCGCGTGCGAGTTCTCTGGCACTGTCCGCAACGCCTTCCTCGATCGAGGGCATGATGCGTGGTCCTGCGACCTTCTGCCCGCTGAGGATGGCAGCAACCGGCATATCCGCGGTGATGCCCGGGACATCCTCAACGATGGCTGGGACATGCTCATGGTAGCGCATCCCCCATGCACGCGGCTTTGCAACTCTGGCGTCCGGTGGCTGTCCGTACCGCCGCCTGGTCGTACAGAAGAAGAGATGTGGGCAGAGCTCGATGAAGGGGCGGCTCTCTTCTCCGCCTTCTGGAACGCGCCGATCGACCGGATCTGCATCGAGAATCCCGTGATGCACAAGCACGCCAAGGAGCGGATCGATAACTACGAGGAGTTCGCGCAGAGCGTCCAGCCTTGGCAGTTCGGCCATCCGGAGGTGAAGCGCACATGCTTATGGCTGCGCAACCTGCCGCCGCTCGTCCCGACCAACATCGTGGAAGGGCGACAGGCGCGTGTCCACCGTATGCCGCCCGGGCCAGATCGGTGGAGAGAGCGTTCCCGGTTCTTCTCCGGCATTGCGGCCGCCATGGCCGATCAGTGGGGCGAGTACGCCACGCAGCAGTTCTATCAGGAGGCAGCATGACCAACCGTTTCGACTTTGGCTCCATGCCGGTGAAGGGAGGCTTCCTGGCCTTCTACCGCATGGTGCATCACTCGAAGAACTTCATCCTGCGGGACGGCAAGCTGGACCGTCTGTTCGCCACGGCCGAGGAAGCCGAGCTAGAGGCCGGCAAGGCGTTCAAGGAATACCTCAACAGCCCGATCAGCGGCATGACAAACGCCGGAGAAAGTCAGTGGGATGCCGCCAACGCTGCATTCAATCTCCCGGTGACAGAGCGGCCGACCGTCATCAAGCAGCGCGGGAAGGGGAAGCGGATTGAGGTTGATCGGAGGGCGATCGCATGAACATGCACCAGACCATCTCCACGAGCATAGAGGCCCGTATCTATGCCAACGCGAAGAAGGCGAAGCTAGCCTGCTATGGGCGGCCGAAGGTTGTGAATGTCGCCAGTGGGATCAAGAAGGAAGCTCCCAAGCCCGCGAAGGCTCTATCGGACCCGGACGCATCGCCTATGGCCTTCATCAAGGCGAAGTGTGCGCAGCATGGCATAAGCTACGAGACGTTCATACACCGTGATCGTAATCGGCGCATGTTGGAGATCCGAAAGGAGATCATTCTCGCCACGCATGAGCGGTTCCCGCATCTCAATCCATCCCAGCTCGGGCGGCTTGCCCACAGGAAGCATTGCACGATCCACTACACCCTCGGGAAGAGCCACTCGAAGAAGGCTCAGATGGCAGAGATCAACAAGCGGGATCTGAAGGCCAAGGCGCTCTACAAGCAGGGTCTGGCGCTGGAAGAGATCGCGGCGGTTCTCGATATCGCGGCGGTTCTCGATATCGCGGTCAACACCGTGAAAGCGATCAAGGACTGCAGGGGATGGGACAAGCGCGGACGGATCAAGGCTAGGGCGAAGGTGAAGGGATGACAGACACGCGCCGCCACCGCTGCGATATCTACAAGGTTGCGCGTCAGTGCGGCGTACGGCTGTTTGACGGCCACTTGCACAGTCCCACCAGCCGGAAGCCATTCGAGTGCTTTTGCAAGCCTACGGTGCGAGAGATCGGCCGGGATCATGGCGAGGATCACCTTCGCCTCGTATTCATGCTTATGACCGGCACCAAGGGGAACGCGCTGGAGCTTTACAGCGACATGATCAAGGCGGTCTCTGCTATACTGATAGAGAACCCGGAGCTCGTGAAATCGCCAAGCCTCATCAGTGACTTCAACGCCATCGACCTGGGGAGCGTCAGGCGTAAGGCCAAGGGCATGAGGAGCCCGTTTCCAAGGTGGATGTGTCTCTACACCCTCATCCTCATCAAATTCTATCGGCCCATCCAGGGTGACTTACTCGATATGATCGGAGAAGCGGCGTGAACGTAGCGGTATTTCAGGACTGGACAGCGGACCAGGTGAAGGCGAGGATCATAGAGGCGTCGGAAACCCTGAGGGCATTTCCCGGCGCTCTCGGGCCTCGTATGGCAAGCGGAGCCTTCAGTGAGATGGTCGCGGCCCACATTGCGACGGAATACGACAGCGCCCCACGATATCGGCGCATCATCTCCGCCGGCGCTCTCTCCCGAATGGAAGAGACGTGGACATGGATCAACAGCTACCTTGCCGAAGCAGATCGCAAGCTGATCTACGACTACGGCTTCATCAAGAGCCGGAAAGGCATGTTTCTGGAGCAGTATCTATCAAGAAATGAGATCGTCCGCAGAACTTTCGAAAGGAAGATTAATAGGTGCTGTCAAACCATTGCATCAGCACTGAACCGTAAGCATTTGGTTCGGTTGGATATTCCTCTGGACGGACTGTCGCAAATCGACGTAAAAGACGAACCAACAACGGTAACGTCCGAAAAGCGCGTCCAGAGGCCAAGCCACTGGAGAGCCGAGGGCGCCAAGCCGCAGATCGACCCTGATCTTCCTTCGGAAAGAACACTCGACCACCGGGCAATCCGGGCGCGGCATTCTGACAAGAACCGGAGCCTCGGCGTCCGGTCATGAGGCCAAGGCCGTGTAGAGCGGTCCCGGAGCGCGAATGCCGGACTAATCGGCCCCCTGCGGGTTGTGTTGCAGAATCGCTAAGCCAGCGGTAGCCTTTGCCCATTGGGTGGGGGTAAACAAAATGCCGTTTGCGATAGGGCTTAGGTTCTACAGGATACATGTCCACAAAAACAATGATAGGACGCCTATCAAGTTCGCAGCGGGCGAGGAAGGTGACCCTTACAAGTTCCTGAGCGACTTTGTCTCTGCACGGACTTCACCCACGGAAGAAGTGCAGAGGTCCTGGTTCTTTACTCCAAAACCATCTGCCTTGCGTACGATCCATGGTGTTGTGAACTACGGAACCCATGGGTTCGAGAGCAAGCTCATCGACGTCAAAACGAAGAAACACAACTACCAGCGCAAAGCGACCGATCTAGAAGAAATCCCGCTATATTTCCAGTTCTGGCTCCCGGAAGGGGAGCGGTATGGCTTCGCTGCATTCCAGTCTTTTCAGGGCAGGTCCTGCATCAACTTTATAACAAAAGCCGCAGATGAGGCCTATGCCAAAGCCTTCAAGGGCCACCGTCTAGCGTTCCATAAGCTACTTGCTGGCGACCTTAGAGATGGGGGTCTGGGAAGCGCGCCGGTGAAAGAACTTAGGTTGCTAAAACGGGACGTTCCGAAAGATAAGGCCGATAAGTACCTCAACGGCACCTCGCTTGACGAGGTGGAATATGAGGTGACCTTGCGCGCAAAACGCCGACGTTCGCTTGGCATCTTCAACGATTTCAAGAGGATGGCGGGAAAGGGTCAAAAGCCTGCTGTCTTCACAATGGACGGCGTTGACTTCGATGAAGTTAAAGCAAACGTCGAGTTCGCAGGAAGGCGGCGTATGGTAGGAATTTTTGGAAGCGGGACTGACGCGGGCGTGATCGAAGTATCAGATAAAGTCGCGAGAGGCAGTGACGGCCACCCGGTGTTCCAGTCCATAGCTGATGAGGTCGACGAGTTGATGGAAACTTTCTTTGATGCCGTGAACGGCTGATGAAGGCGAACGTTCTCCACATCGTAGCCGCTCATTTCCGCACACTGCAGGATGACCGGACTGGCAGAACATCCGTCCAGGATGTTGCGGTGTTCTACGTTGTGCCTGCAGCGATAGCCACGCTCGCATGTTATGCGCAGATAGATATCGGTAAAGACGTTTACAGCCTTGCTGTTTCGGTTTTTGCAATCTTTGCAGCGCTTCTCTTGAGCGTGCAAATTGCGCTTTTCGGGATATTCCAGAGAGGATGGGCCCCTCCTCCCGATCCGAAATTAGAGAAGCGCCAGGCGGAAGCACTGGAGTCGCGCCGTGAGCTATTGAAGGAGTTGAATACAAACATCTCGTACCTGACCGTCGTATGCTGCGTGTTCATCGTTCTTCTTGTTTTGTTTTACGTCCTCGCGTTTCCGGGGCTGCTAGAGCTTGGCCTCTTCTGCTTCGTATTTTCCCACTTTGCGCTCACGCTCTTCATGGTCATAAAGAGAGCGCACGCGCTGTTTCAACGTGAATATGACGTAACGTAGGTGAGACGACTTCTCAGCCGCAGAAGTTACCCCTTCCCGACCACCGCAGCCCCGCCCCGGAAACGGAGAGCGGGGCTTTGCATTGATCAGCGACGGGTAAGGATCGACTTGACCTGCTGAATGACCATTTCGATGATGCCTAGTTGGGATTCAACGGCCTGAACCTTCCCTTCGAGCTGCTTAAGCAGCGCTCCTGAGTTCATGTATTCCGTCACTCCAAGTATCGCGCTGCAGCCAGAGCAGCAGATCGCCATCATCTTATACCGCCCGCCCGTGGGAGAGATTTCTGTAATCTTCGTCCCGATGTGGTTGCAATGCCCGCACTTCGCCATTCGTATCCCCCCAAGGTAAACCCATGCCAGTCCTGAAAATCGCCCGGCACGAGAGGTTCGCCCAGGAACGGCTGGAAGGCAAGACAAAGGGCGCCCATTGCTGGACGCCCTCAGGTCACAGGATCAAGTTTAGTATCGCGACGACCGCCCAGAGGCAGGAAGCGACGTTCACATGAACCGTAACGGTCCAAGAGGTGCGTTTCCTCATCGGAATGCCCTTTCTGGACCACGCCGGCGCAGCCCATAGGGTTGCGAGTGAGCGCACCGTCGAAAGGCTTGTACCCGGCTTTCACGGCAGCATCGGTCCACGTTCGGCGTTTGCAACCGCTTGGCGTGGCCCCGTTCGACTCCAGAATGAGCTTCGCTTGGCTGTGACGGATAAGCGTCAGTGAGCTGCTACCACCCGTTCTGGACGGGCCCTGCGATATGAGCCTAGGTTTCTTGGAGTGTCGAATTCCAATTCCATCGGGGTCGCAGGTGCCGCAAGAGTACATAGCTCTGATTTTTAATCAAACCGGAAATCAAACATGCGCGGTGGACCACGGAAAGGCGCGGGGCGCCCCAAGGGAGCCCGTACAGTGCGAACGAGCAAGGTCGCCGAACGGGAGCACCAGAACGGCTTAACGCCGCTCGAGGTCATGCTGAAGGCAATGCGAGCCCATGCCGATAAAGACGATTGGGACGCTGCAGCCTCAATCGCCAAGGACGCGGCACCCTACATGCACGCGAAGCTGGCGAGCGTTCAGCACACTGGACGCAACGGCGGGCCGATCCAGACCGTCGACCTGACGAACGTAACGGATGACCAGCTGAATGCACTCGAAGCCATCTTTGGCCCGCTTGCCACCGCCAGCGGTAATGATGAGGGCGATACGGGAGGAGAGGGCGAGGCGGCAGGCTGAGCGACAGCGCCGTGACGTTGAGCAGAATGCGGAGCGGATCCGTGCGCGGTGCAAGACCCTCGCCGGCTTCGTTGCAGAGGCATGGCCGATCCTGGAGCCGAAGGCAAAGCTGGTATGGGGCTGGCCGCTCCAGGCGATGGCGGATCACCTCGAGGCAGTCAGCCGCGGCGAGATCACGCGGCTCCTGACCAATTGCCCGCCGGGACTGATGAAGTCCCTGCTGCACTCGGTCTTCTGGCCGGCGTGGGAATGGGGACCAGCTGACCTGACCCACATGCGCTACCTAACGTCGTCCTACTCCCAGGACAACGTGATGCGTGACAACACGAAGATGCGTCGCCTGGTGGAGAGCGAGTGGTACCGCTCCCTGTGGCCGGAGGTGCAGCTTCGGTCCGATCAGAACGCAAAGGGGAAGTTCGAGAACACCAGGTCCGGCGGGCGTGAGGGAAGACCATTCGCCTCCATGACCGGGGGCCGTGGCGACCGAGTAATCATCGACGATCCGCACTCGACCGAGACCGCGGAGAGCGATGTGGAGCGGGCTAACACCGTCCGCATCTTCCGGGAGTCCATCTCCGACCGCGTGAATGACCTGGAGCGGTCGGCAATCGTCGTCATCATGCAGCGCCTGCACGAGAACGATGTCGCTGGGACAATTCTGAAGCTGGGACTGCCGTATGTGCATCTCTGCCTGCCCATGGAATACGACCCGAAGCCGTACAGGTCGAGCGGGCGGATCATCGACCCGACAGAGCCGACGCGGATTGGCTTCGTGGATCCACGCACGGCCGATGGGGAGCTGCTGCTACCGGAGCGCTTCGCCCGTGAGGCAGTCGAGGCACTGAAGGTGGTCAAGGGCTCCTATGGCTATGCTGGCCAATACCAGCAGCGGCCGACGGCACGCGAGGGCGGGCTCTTCAAGCGGCAGTGGTTCGAGGGCAAGATAATCCGGCAGGCGCCGCCTGGCACGCGCTGGGTGCGCCACTGGGACCTTGCCGCTACGAAGAAGACGACGGCAGCCAGAACAGCGGGGGTCAAGCTGGGGAAGGCACCTGACGGCTCCTATGTCGTCGGCCATGTCGTCACCACACAAGATGAGGGCAACGCAGTTCGTCGCCTCATCAAGACGACGGCCGAAATGGACGGCACGGACGTGATGATCAGCCTACCGCAAGATCCGGGGCAGGCGGGCAAGGTACAGGCAAAGGATTACGTCTCGATGCTCGCCGGCTGGACGGTGAAAGCCGATCCGGAAACCGGAGACAAGGTGACGAGAGCGGAGCCATTCTCCTCTCAGTGTGAGGCCGGCAACGTCTTCCTTGTCCAGGGCGCATGGAACGAGGCTTATCTCGACGAGCTCTGCCTGTTCCCGGGCGGCGCGTTCAAGGACCAAGTCGACGCCACATCGGGCGCGTTCGGCAGGCTTGTGGGCAATCGAGAGTCGAAGACAACCACAACCACCGTGAGAGGGCTCTACTGACGGCCATCGGTCGTTGGGATCGCCTCGAATGATGTAGCCGCGCCAGTCTCTGGGTTGAGGCCGCAGGCAAACTTGAGAGGGATCCAATCGTCGCCAGCGCGGACCTCGCCGGTTCCGGTCAGCAGCTCGTCGCTTTCTAGAACAAGAGTAGCCGGATCGTCGGTCCCGAGGAAAACACGATCTGCTTCTTTGAAGGACCGCTTCAACTCAGTTAATGCCAGTGGGCGGCAGATGAGCTCAGCGACTTTCTTGGCGTCTGGCCATCCGTTTGCGAGTGTACGCTCTTCTTCCGCTTTGAGCTCGTTGATGCCCTTGCTGATCACCTTCTGCTGAGCAGCGGACAAGATGCTCGCTGCGCTAGCATTGCTAATGGCCAGAACTGAGCAGGCTGAGACTGCTGCGCCGTAGAACAACGTATGTGACCGCATTGTCGTCTCTCCCTAACGTTGAGGGCGAGCCTAGGTGTCGGGCTTTACCGGCTAGTTAACGGCTCAGCGCGCTTCAGGCCCCCCGCCTCATTTTCAGCAGTGGGAACGGAAGGCCGTTGTCGTCCGTGTCTCGGCGCCCGGCAGTGGAGAAGCCGAGGCGTTCGTAGAAGCCGATGGCGTTCATGTTCGTCTCGTACACCTCGAGTGCGAGCTCCTTCTTGAGCGCGATTGCGTGATCCACCAATGCTCGACCAACTCCTTTGCCTTGGACAGAAGGCGAGACGAAGAGGCCGCCAATCCAGGTGTCTAGGAGGCCAATGAAGCCGACTACCGTCCCGTCCATCTCGGCAACCCACGTTTCGGCCTTCTCCAGATAAACGTCACCCACGAGGACACGTTGCTCTTGGAGCTGCTCCGAGCTGAAGAACGGATGCGCAATGGTTGAGGTCGCCAGCCATATGTCAAGTACTGCGGCCTTGTCGGTCGGCGAGTATGGGCGAATGGCAAGATCGGCAGTCATGGGCATCCTCTGTTTGGAACGGTGACGGTCATACTCAGCGGATACGGCATTTCAACCCTCCGCTGGTTCAATCATCTTAAGAGGCTCGAACGGTGACTGACGCTGTTGATACGAAGCATCCGCTGTACATCGAGCGGGCGGATGAATGGTCGCTGATGCGTGACGCCACAGCCGGCGAGAAGGAAGTGAAGGGGGCGGGAACGCAGTACCTGCCGCAGCCTTCGGGCTTCAAAGCTCAGGATGACGGCGGCCAGGCACTATACGATGCCTACCAGAAGCGGGCGCAGTTCCCTGAGATCGTCCATCCAACGATCCACGGCATGGTCGGGGTCATCCATCGGACAGAGGCGCAGATCGAGATGCCGGCGGCAATGCAGCCGCTCTGGGAGAAGGCGACGAAGGACGGCCTGCCGCTCGAAGCGCTTCACCGGCGGATTACGGCAGAGCTACTCACCACCGGCCGATATGCGTTGCTAGCTGATGCGGCCACGGAAGGCTCCGACCTACCTTGGCTTGCAGGGTACACGGCTGAGGCGCTCATCAACTGGTCCGATGATCGGGCGATGTTCGTCCTCGACGAGAGCGGCTTGAAGCGGGAAGGCTTTCGTTGGGAGCAGGAGCAGCGCTTCCGCGTGCTGGAGATGCGTGAAGGCAACTACACCGTTCAGACGTTCACGGGGACGGAGCGAGCTGCGGGCAATGAAGTGATGCCGGCGGGCCGGGGCAACACAAAGCTGAACGACATACCGTTCGTTGTCATGGGCGCGCGCGATCTGTCGCTGGCGCCGGAACTGCCGCCGCTGCTCGGCGTCGCACGATCGGCCATTGCGCTGTACCAGCTCTCCGCTGATTACCGTTGGCAGCTGTTCATGACTGGGCAGGAGACGTTGGTGGTCATTAATGGCGATCCACCGTCGGCCGTTGGGGCAGGGGCGGTCATCGCGATCAAGCAAGGCGACAACGCTGGTACCCCTGACGTGAAGTATGTCGGTCCGGCTGGTACCGGCATTGCTGCCCACCGCACGGCAATCCTCGACGAGCGGCAGAATGCGGCTCAGTCCGGCGCCAGGCTGTTCAACAGCAGCGAGAACAAGACCGCAGAGAGCGGTGACGCGCTGCGCATCCGGTTCGCTGCTGAGACGGCCACGTTGACGTCAATCGCGCTATCCAGCGCTCAGGGTCTGGAGAAGGCGCTGCGGCACATCGCGGTCATGATCGGGCAAAGTCCCGATGCGGTGACAGTGAAGCCGAACCTGTCCTTCGTCGATGCAACGCTGACGCCAGAGGAAGCAGCATCGCTCGTTTCGCTCTGGCAGAATGGCGCGATCTCCTACGAGACGCTCTATGAGAACCTGCAGCGTGGGGAGATCGCCAGCGCCGAGCGGGATCACGAGGCGGAGTTGAAGCTAATTGATGAGGAGCGATTTGGCAGCGAGGAGGAACGCAACGCCGCGGCCGGCCTGCCTCAGACGTAGCTGTCGAAGAAGGCCGTTACGGCGTCCGCCCATTGCTGGAGAAGGGCAGGATCGTTCCAGACCATCCACACACCGATCGCCAAGGCGACTAGAAGCGCTACTCCGATCAGCTTTCGGACGACAAAGAACACGAAACCGATCACTACCACCGCGATCACGCCTGTGATGATGAGAGAGTAGAGGTCGTCCGGCATCTTTGCCTCCTGAATCATCCGATCTGTTCGCACACCCTTCCGCCGCCTCAGGACGGCTTTTTGATGTCCGGCAGGAACGATCAGGAGGACCGAAACGGTTAGCGATGGCTACGGGGCGACGCGGAATACTCTTCGTCGCTGACTGGCTCAAGCCATTCGGCACTGATGCCGTCCAGCGCCTCGTGAATGGCGATGTGGGTCATTCCGGTGTCTGGCCGAGCCCCGTGCCAGTGCTTCTCACCCGGAGCAATCCAGATGGAGTCGCCAGGGTTAATCGGCTGGATCGGCTCGCCCTCCTTCTGGATGAGTCCGGAGCCAGCGATCACGTGCAGGGTCTGCCCGAGGGGATGAGTGTGCCAGTTGGTGCGGGCGCCCGGATCAAAGCGAACAATGACGGAACGAACTCGTGCCGGCGCTTCTGCTTCGATGATCGGATCCTGCCACACCGAACCGGTGAAATACTCGGATGGAGCACGTCGTGACGGCGCTGAGCCGCTGCGTCGAATGTCCATTCTCATCTCCTCTTTGCGGGGCGCTGGCCCCTCGTTTCCCAGTCGCTAGTCGGCGGCATTCTATGCGCCCACTCAGGGCGCGCAACTCAGGAGAAGGCCAGTGGCCCTAAAGGCAATCATCGACAGCCTCGACAGTGTCGAGGAGCAGTACCGCTCGCTCTATGAGGAGAAGGACGGCAAGTTCATTCTCGCCATCGAGGGCATCGAAGCCCATCCCGGCGCCGCGGCGCTCAAGTCGGCCCTCGATCGCGTCCGCGGCGAGAAGCGCACCATCAGCGAAAAGCTGACCGCCGCCGAAAGCCGGCTGGAAGGCCTGCCGGAAGACTTCGACGCAGATGCATACGAATCTCTTCGCACCCAGGCAGAAGGCAAAGAGCCGCCGAAGATCGAGGAGCGCCTGACAGCGCAGAAGACGCAGCTCGAGGCGAAGTTTGCCAAGGAACGCGAAAAGCTGGAAGAGCGGGCCAACAAGCTCGACGGCACTCTCCGGCGCGTCATGGTCGACGACGGACTGACGAAGGCTCTGCTTGATGCGGGGATCGACAAGACATTCCTGCCGGCCGCCAAGGCGCTCCTGAAGGAGAAGGGCCAGATCAAGCTGGTCGAGGACGACGATGCCATTCATGTCTTCGCGGACGATGGCGTCAACGATCGCACACCACTCAGCGACTATGTCCGCAACTGGGCCGGCCAGGACGAGGGCAAACCCTTCGTTGCCAAGGCAACCGGTGGCGATGCCAAGGGCGGCGACGGCCGGCAGTTCAGCGACAACCCGTGGGACAGCAGCAACGGCAAGAAGCCGAACCTGACCAAGCAGCAGCAACTCATCCAGGAGAACCCGTCCAAGGCTCGCCAGATGGCGCAGGCCGCAGGCGTCACTCCCAACTGGTAACACCGGGCGTCAGTGGCGCCACCCATAGACGAGGTCATGCCCAGTGGGGTGACCGAGACAATCCACCCCACATCCTCCAAACGACAGGAGCCTCGACATGGCAACCACTCGTCTGAGCGACGTCATCTATGGCCCGCTCTTCCTTCCCACGACGATACAGCGCATTGCGCAGCTCTCGCGCATCCGCAATTCGCCGATCGTCTCCACCGACGCTGAACTGCAGCGTTTCGCCAATGGTCCCGGCGATCTCGTCCAGATGCCATTCTGGAACGACCTGACCGGCAACTCCAACGTCTCGACGGATGACCCGGCGCAGACAGCCACGCCTAACAAGCTGACTCAGGGCCAGGACATGGCTCGCAAGATCCGCCGCAACAACGGCTGGCAGTCGGCGAACCTCGTCGCTTCCATGCTGGCGGAAGATCCGCTCGATGCCGTAGCTCAGCTCATTGCTGAGTACTGGGTTCGTGAAGAACAGCGGATCATGGGCGAGCAGATGCGCGGCGTCTTCGCGTCGGCCGGCATGGCGGGCAACGTTCTCGATGTCGCTTCGGAAGACGGCGCAGTGTCGCCCGTCAACCTGGACGCCGAGATTGCTGCCAATGCCTATGCACTGCTCGGCGAATACGGCACCACGCTGTCAGCCGTCCTCATGCACTCGCGGGTGTTCTACAACCTGCGCGCTGCCCGGGCGATCGAGAAGTTCAAGGATCCGGCGACGGGCCTCGACTTCGACATGTGGGACGACAAGATCGTCTATGTCTCCGACCAGTGCCCACGCGAGGCAGGTACGACGTCCGGCTTCAAGTACACCTCCTACCTCTTCGGCAATGGCGCCATCGGCTATGCCGAGGCCACCGGTGAGGGCGGACCGAAGAAGCCGGTCGAGATCGACAGCGTTGCGGCTGCCGGTAACGGTGAAGGCGTGGAGACCGTCTGGTATCGCCGCCATTGGGTCATGCACCCCCGCGGCGTCTCCTTCTCCGGCACACCCGCTTCGGCATCCGGCGTGACCGATGCGGAGCTCGCTAACGGCGCGAACTGGACGCGGGTCTATGATCCGAAGCTGGTTCGAATGGTCGCCGTCGTCACGAACGGCTGAGGGCAGGGGCTTCGGCCCCTCTCCATTCACCCCCTCAATCTGGAGAAATGACAATGACCGATCATCAGAATGATCCGCAGCTTGCGGAAGCGATCGCGCGCCGTGACGAAAGCCGGTCGCAGATCCTGCGCTCCCGCGCCAACCGAATGGGCGGCAGTGCCGTTGACCGTCTCGCCAATGCCTTCGACAAGATGGCTGAGCAGGCGGAGAAGGCGGCTCGGCAGTCCTCTACCGCCCTTTCCAGCATCGAGCCGATCAAGCCCGATCCGGAAGGCACCAGCCGTCCGCTTGCGGACAGCGAAGGCAACTTCGCAGCAAATGCCGAAGTCTCTGCTGTTGGGGGCATCGGCATCAAGGCCAGCAACACGGATGTGTCGACCGGACAGGCGGCACAGACGGCAGAGCAGGCAGGCGAGGCAGTGACGCCCGGTGCGCAGAAGATCGTTGGCGATCAGTCCGCAGATGGCATCGGCAACGCCGGCGAAACCAACGCGAGCGTCAAGATCGAGATCCCGGCCAACTGGAAGGACCTCACCTGGCAGGAGCGTCGGTCGCTTGCTTCCAAGCTCAGCGACGATCCGATCAGCAACGGCGAAGAAGCCAATGCTGCGATCGAGGCCGAGCTCAAGCTTCGCGGCTGAAACACCGGCTGGGGCTGAACCGGCCCCGGCCGGCCTCATTGGAGTGTGAGCAAAGCTGAACATGCTGCTCGACAAGCGCATCGCCGCTGCAACGGAAAGGGTAGCGCCCGCAAGCCGCTACGTTCCCTTCGTGAAGTTGGCAAACCGAGACCCGCATTTACCTACGCGGTAGCCGTAACGAGCGCCCTGACCGCAAACGCAGAGAAGCCCGCGTAAAGTGGAATGGGCGGGCTTCTCCGGAGGTCGAGGCCCTGCCGCTGCTCGGCTTAGGACGAACACTGTACGATAAAGCACGGTCGCAGATACCTATCTTAAAGAGGTAGAGCGGTTCTGCAGCCACACCCTAACCTCCGGGAGCAGCGAGAAGCGCAGAGTTATCGGGGTAGATGCTCACGCAACAGGGTCACGAGCTCGGTTTTCAGTGCATTGGTGGCGTCTCCGAGCGCAGCCAGATCGGCTTCTACCCTTTGTTGATCAGTCTGCGTTCGGGCGGACAGTGGGGGGGTCCCTTCTCGAACTACGTTATCCATCCGCTTGTGCAGGGTCTTCAGGTCTTGATGATGGACGTCCATGGCATCCAACTTTTCAATCAGTCCGTCGGCGTATACTCTTATGAGCATTTTTAGCTCGTTCATTTCCTTGCCCGGATGCTTACGTAGCGTGAGCCATTCGTTTGCGTCCCTCAACTGGGTGTTCAGCAAGAGCTGATTTTGCAACTCGTAGCCATCGTAGACCGATTGGCTTAGCTCGTAGGCCTTCTCAAGGCGCTCTAGGATAAGTCTTTTCACCGCGCCTGCGGATTGTCTTCGATGTAGTATCCAGGCTGTTCCCCCAGAAATGAGAGCGCCTAATAGCACGCTAAGCAACGGTAGTAAGTTGAGTGTAGACATTCTCGCCTCTAGTTGCGCTACCTTCTAGTGGCGTTGGTCTAGTCGGGAATGAATAACAGGACCTGAAGATCCGGGAGCAGGTGGTAACGCGCGGGACGGCATCAGCATCATACTGTGGGGCGCGATCATCTTTGTTGTCGCGGTCGCGTTCTGACCGGCTCGCCCAGGGTTGCGCCACTCCGATTGGAGCAATGGCTTCGTCTCTCGGCCAATCGGCGGCGCCTGCCGGTCTATGTCCGTTCATCTTGGTTCTCCTTCCCGAGACCAAACGAACACCAAGACCAAATGGGGTCCCGCACCACTCAACATCTGGAGGCATCGCATGAGCAACGTTGTCGATCTCGGCAGGCGCGAACCGCTTGTATGGTGCTGCGCTGCCTGCGGGTGCTCCACATTCAAGCTATATGAGGGTGGGATCACGGAATGTGCCGGGTGCGAGTTGAAAGGCTCAGACAACGGCGAGTGGATCAGAGAACTTCCCGAGCCTGCTGGGCCTGTGAAGGACAAGCTGACGGACAGCAAGGTCATCTCGTTCAGTGATGCCTCACCTGCGGCAGCGCTGCGCTCGATGCTGCAACGGGTGGATGCGGACAACCTAGTCTGCATAATCGCGATGGAGACGAACGGCCGCGTCCGCACGTGGGGAGGCATAGACACGCAAGATCGCATTGATTGGCTTGATCGTCGGCTACGTGAAGCGCGTGATCTGCTAACCATGCTCGCGCCGACGACGAAGGAGTGATCATGGCAGACTACTACGGCACTCTTCCGACTGCGCTGGCCTATCACGAAGCACGAGGCAATGCGGCATGGACCGCGGCGAGTGTCGACGATCGCAAGCGCACTGCTGCTCTGGTGCGCGCTTCGCAGGCTCTCGATGCTCTCTACGGTGCGCGCTACCCCGGCGTGGTCGCTTCTGCAGATCAGGTTCTCCTCTGGCCGCGTGCTGATGTAGTCTGGCGCTGCGAGGATCTGCCTGCGGACGTAGTGCCAGCGCCAGTCGAGAAGGCGACCTACGAGCTTGCATTGAGGGAGCTGGTGAAGCCAGGATCGCTGGCGCCAGACGTGGCCGCCGGACCGCAGAAGGTGCTGACAGAGGTCAAGGGCATAAAATGGAGCGTCGTCGGTGACGTATCCGGCAAAGCCGTGCTGCCGATCGTCGAGGGCATCCTCGCCGAGATCCTGCCTGCCACCCCAACCGGCACCACCGTCTCAACACTGGCGAGGTTCTGAGCCTGCTCCAATGTATGGGAGTGCTCTCGGGAATCAAACCCGACCCTGCATTAGGGCCGCAGCGTAGTCAGTACGATAATCACAGGCCGGAACGAGATTATAGGCGCCGTTGAAAAATCGCTGCTGCCGGATCGACCAGTGCGCTTTTATGTCTTCGTCGCCATCACGTATCCGCAAGACCAAGTGAGCTTTTAGTCTACCCTTCGGTAGCGAAAAGAAGCCCAGCGCCGCAAGCGTCGGCTGCTGGACGTCCGTCGTCGGCGTGACCAGACACCATGGACGTCCAGCAGCCAAGGCCTCCGCTTCACCGATGATGCGGTCGGTCTGGCCTGAACCAATGAAGCTAAGCACTGACACTGCAATTCCTATACTGGACAAGGGGACCGCGATCATCTTGCTGCAGCGGAGAGCAGCGAAGACGGCGACAGCAACGCCCGCAAGTGCGATGCCAAGATCTAATAAATGTCCGCCCTGGAGCCCACCCAGCAGACGGGCAAGGAGAATGACCAAAAACACTCCTGCGATGCCGCCCCAAAACGCAAGGTTGATCAGGTCGATCCAAATACGCCAGTGACTGTACTGTCCGATGCCTAGAACCTCGTCAGTAGCAGGACCCTTTGCGACCACTATGAGAAATCGCACGGCTAAGGCCAGCACCACCACTGAAGTGAACATTAGTAGCATCAAGAGTCCAAATGTATGACTGACGTTTTCGTCGGACCAATGGACCGGTTGTGCGAAAAGGTTTGCGGCCAGTAGTGCACCGGCGGAAAGACAAGCCGTCCTCCACATTAGGGTGAATGGCAATAAGGGGCTGGCCAGACCGAGGGCGAAGTACGTCCAGTAGAGAGTTCCCAGAAGATCATCAGTCATAGCGCACTCTCGCACCGGCGTTGGCCTCTCTGCCTAAGCGCCTTCCGTTGATGGAAGAGTAACAGAACAGTTCAGTTTAGATGCTTTGGCCGAAAGGAACACAATCATGCCTGAGGATTGGAGCGCTATTGCCGCTGAAGTGGCCGACGCCATCAGCTCGGTCTCCGACGTCTCCCAGCCTGACGGCTACCCGGTCACGCTGCGCATACCCGGCGCAACAGATCCAGATCGGCCATGGGATCCGACCATCGGCCCGCCGATATACCGCACGCTGTATGCCGTGGAGGGCTTCCAGGAGATCCGCGACCAATCCGGCACGCTGATCGGCCAGACGCGCCATACGCTGACCGTGACGGCCGATCCTGAGGCTGTGCCGATGAAGAGCCATCAGGTGGCAATCAATTTAAAGGCGGAGGATGCCACAGAGGCAAGCCCGTGGGTGGAGATTGCAGAGGTTCGTCCTCTCTCTCCTGCCGGCGTGGCCGTCCTGTACGAAATCGATCTGGTGAACTGATCACAATTCTAAGGAAAGGAAACTCCGATGGCTGACAGCAAGCGCAAGCTGGTCAAGGTGGTAGTGACGCAGGCATTCCGCCGCTATAAGATTGGCGACACTCCGATGCTGACTGCTCATGAGGCAAAGGCGCTCGAGCAGCAGGGTATGGTCAAAGCGGCCACTCAGGCTGCTGAGAAGCAGATCGCCAAGGCGAGCGCACCCGCTGCATGACCTTCGAAGAGCTCCTCAACACCTATGAGCCTCGCCTTGCAGCGGCGTTTCGCGAAGGTGTTGAGGCCATCAAGTCTGCCATCGTTCTCCAGCGCGTGATTGAGCGCCTGGAGCGTGGCGACCTGAATGGGGCGATCGAGGCCATGATGCTAGAGCCGGAGGCATTCTCTGCGCTCGACCTCGCTCTGCAGGAAGCATTCAATGCCGGGGGCATCAATGCCGTTGGCGAGTTGCCGACGGTGCGGGATCCGGAAGGCGCGAAGGTCGTCTTCCGCTTTGGCGTCCGCAACCCGGAGGCTGAGGCCATCCTTCGCGAGCTGTCGTCTTCGATGGTGACGCACATCACGGAGGATCAGCGCCAGGGCGTTCGCTATGCGCTGGAGCAAGGCTTGCAGCGAGGCGCCAATCCTCGCCAGACGGCTCTTGATGTGGTCGGCAGGGTCAATCGGGTGAGCGGCAAGCGTGAGGGCGGTGTCATCGGTCTGACGCAGCGCCAGATCGAATACATCGAGCGGGCCCGGCAAAACCTCCTTTCTGGCGATCCGGAGTTGATGAAGAAGTATCTGGACCTGACGACACGGGATAAGCGCTTCGACCGCACCGTTCTCGCTGCCATCCGCGACGGCAAGGCGCTCGAGGCAGAAGATGTGCAGCGGATCGTCAGCCGCTTGAACGACAACAACCTTCGCCTTCGCGGCGAGATGGTGGCCCGCACCGAAACCATGATGGCGCTCGGCTCTGCCCGGGATAACGCTATTCGCCAACAGATCAACGCCGGCAAGATCGAAGCCCGCGATGTGGTGAAGATCTGGCGTTCTGCCGGTGATAACCGCGTGCGTCATACCCACAGGGCGCTCAACAACACGCAAGTCCCGATCGATGGCGTCTTCATCAGCCCATCGGGAGCGGCGCTACGGTACCCAGGAGACCCGAGGGCACCGATCAACGAGATTTCCGGGTGCAGGTGCCACGTCACCTATAAGATCGACTATATCGGCGCCGTGGAGCGCAGGTTCCGTGCCGAGGCTGCCTGATGGCGAAGCTGACATTCTCTGCGCAGGTGGCGGCATTCGCTGAGAAGGTGCCGGGCGCAATCGAAGCGGTGTTCAAGGAGAGCGTGCAGGAAGTCGTGGAGGAGATGCAGAAGCCAGTCGCGCAAGGTGGCAGCATGCGCGTCGACACCGGTTTCTTGAGAGCATCTCTGATGGCCTCGACTGCTGCAATGCCTCGCATTCACCCGGGAGCGCAGCCGCGTGAGGGAGGCTCATACTCTGCCGACTTCGGCCAGGTCGAAGCAGTCATAGCCGGGGCCGATGTGCACGACACGCTCTATTTCGGCTACACGGCCGCGTACGCTGGCTTTCGCGAGTTCGGCAGTAATGGTCAGCCTCCTGACGCCTTCGTGCGCTCAGCTGCCCAACAGTGGCAGGGAATAGTCGAAAGGCAGGCGGCAGAGCTCAAGCGTCGTCTTGGGCTTTAGCGTCATCTGATCGCTTCACCAGCGCGGCCTGCAGGGTGAACAGCACCTTCCGGGCGGTAGCCAGGACGTTGTTACCAAACTCGCTTGATCCGCTCTCTCGGGCCAACAGGTTCCACGCCTCGCCCAGCTTGGCATGAACCTGGTCGTCGGTGAGGGGCGGCTTTTCTGACATGGATAGGGGTTTACACGAATGGCCACTGGTGTGGAAGCGAACATCTTTGCTGCGCTATCCAGCAGGCTATCGGACCTCACGCTCAACCCAGCGCTGCCGATCGCTTGGCCTAATCTTCAGTTCCCGCCCGAGGGGCAGACGAAGCCGAGGGAATACCTTGAGGTCTTCTTCCTGCCAAACCGGACTGTGACGCGGACGCTGTCGCTCGGTCACCAGCAACATCGGGGCATCTTTCAAGTCACCGTCCACCATCGGGACGGGGCGGGCATGGTGAAGCCTTTGCAGATCGCTGACCAGATCATCGCGCACTTCCCGCTTGGCCTCATCCTCGACCAGAGCGGTGTCCGGGTGAAGATCTACCGCAAACCATACGCCATCCCGCAGCCGCCTCAGAATGGCTCGGTGACGGTCCCTGTCACCATCGAGTACGAAACCTACCAGCCATAAAGGAGCACACCGATGGCTATAACGACTGCTACTGGAGCGAAGTTCTTCATCGGCGGCACGACCTCCATCGACTACACCTCTGATGCCACGGCCATTGCCGCCTTTGAGGCTCTTACCTGGGTTCCGATTGGCGAGGTCGAGGACGGCGGCGAGATCGGTGACGAATCCGCCGATGTCACCTTCCAGTCTCTGAGTGACGGCCGCGTTCGTCACCTCAAGGGCGCTCGTGATGCTGGCACTATTTCCCTTGTTGTCGGTGATGACCCGCTCGACCCGGGCCAGATCGCGCTTCGTGCGGCCGAGCAGACGAAGTTCCTCTACAACTTCAAGGTGGAATACGAAGACGCTCCGAGCGCGGACTTCTCCAACAGCGTCGACTATTTCCGCGGGCTGGTGATGTCCGCTCGCAAGCAGATCGGCGCCGGAGACAATGTTCTTCGCCGCACGTTCGCAATCGGGATCAACACCGAGATCCTGACCGTCGAACCTGCCGACACCACGCCGTAAGGAGCGCCAATGTTCGACCTCGAAAAATTCGAGCAGGAAGTCTCGTTCAACTTCGAAGACACCTTCACCGTCGAGATCATCCACCCTGTCTCTCGCGAGAAGACGGGGCTGGAGATCGAGGTGGCCTCCTACCGATCTGAACGAGTGAAGCGGATCCAGCGCAAGCTGGCGAATGCTGCCATCCGTGAGAACCGCAAGAACCCGAAGAAAATCGGAACCGTGGAAGAGGTTGAAGAGCGCACGAACGAAATCGTCGCGGCTTCCGTCGTCTCTTGGAATATGACCCGGGGCGGCCAGGCTGTTCCCGCCACGCCTGAGGAGGTGATGAAGATCATCTCTGATCCTCGCTACTTCTTCATCGCAGAGCAGGTGGATGCTGCGGCTGACGAGGACGCGAATTTTACGAAGCGGTCGCGGAAGGCCTGATCGCCTACGCGACCGCGTTCTTCCTTCCTCGCCGCAGGAATGATCCGCCACCAGAGGAGCCTGAATTCGGGCTCCATATCTGGGGATGGTTCATCGAACTCCACAACACCCGCCAATCCGGCTTTTCGGCCAATCCCATCACCTACAGCGAGATCGAGAGCTTCTGCCGGTTGTCGGGCGCTATCATCTCGCCGTGGGAGCTTTCCGTCATTCGGAGCATCGACGCTGAGGTGCTTTCGGTCATCAACAAGACCGGCGGGCACAAGCGGGAGGCGGCCACAGAGGCGGACGTGGCGGAATCCAAGCAGCGTATCCGTGCGGCGGCGAAGAACCGGCGCGTGGTGAAGCGCGAAACTACCTGAACTCCTCCTTCGTGCCGTCTTCGTAGAGCACGGAACGGACACAGGTTGTTGTTGAGACCTCGTCATGGTTCAATTTCAGTAGACGTTCAAAGGTATTTGGCCAACGCTTCGTCATCGTCACGGCTGTTCCGCTCGGAATTGCCAAGTCGCGATTGACTGTATCTGCAGCGATATGACCGCCGAGGGCATCTCGGAACTTGAAATCGGCGTCAATCATCCGGATGTCCTTCTTTAGGTTTGATTTTAGTGTCAGTGTAAGTTCAAGCGCCTCGTCTTGATTGCTCCGGATCGACCACTCTTCGATAGATAGAACGTCAGCATCGCAAGCTGCATATGCCTGTCCTCCCGCGAGGCTTAGGCAAAAGAGAAAACCAGCAAACGTACGCATGAATCATCCTCCAGGTTGAAAGCCGGGACGATATGTCGTGACCATAGGAAAGGCAAAGGCATGGCTGAGTTGGCTTCCCTCGGAATCGAGGTACAGGCGAAGAACGTCGATCAGGCATCGTCCAAGCTCGACAAGCTGTCTGGGGCAGCGAAGCGTGCGGAGAGCGCCGTTGAAGGGCTGGGACCTACATCTTCCAAGGCTGGCCAGATGGCTGCTCGGGCAGCGGATGAGGCCGCGACGGCGCTTAATGCAGAGGCGGCGGCTGCAACCAAGGCCGCAGGAGCCATGCGGCTCCACGCTCAGGCCGCCAATCAAAACATGCGAGGAATGAACGCCGCGTCATTAAACGTCGGCAATCTGGCCGCGCAGTTCCAAGACATCGGCGTGTCTGCCGCTATGTCGATGAACCCGCTTCAGATCGCCCTCCAGCAGGGAACGCAGATCAGCGCCGTGCTTGGCCCTATGGGCGCGGCGGGTGCAGTTAAGGCTCTCGGTGGAGCGCTTCTTGCCGTCATCGCTCCAATCTCGCTTTTGACCATTGCTCTCGTCGCGCTCGTCGCTGCTGGGCTCCAGATGGTTGACTGGCCCAAACTGGCTGCCTCAGCCCTCCGAGGTGTAGCATCCGTTCTGGATGAGATTGCGCCGTATGCTGTAGCCGCGGCCGGCGCTCTGGCGCTTCTTTATGCACCCGCCATCATCGGCGGTGTGGTGAGCCTCATTGCCCTTCTAGGGAGACTGTCGGCGGCTGCATTATCTCTGGCGGCGTCTTTCGCGATCGCCAACCCTGCCACGGCCTTCATTATCGGCCTCACCGCAGCTGTCGCCGCCGCCAACATCTTCCGCGAAGAACTGGAGCAGATCTTCGGTTTTGATATCGTCAAGGCTGCAAATGATGGGGTTAACAGTGTCATCGGAGCTTTCGTTGGGGGGTACCAGGCCCTGAAAGCTGTGTGGTCTCAACTTCCAGCCGCCCTCTCTGATGTCGTGTACTCAACGGCGAAAAAAGTCATCGATGGGATCGAGATCATGGTTCAGGCCGCGATCGACGGTTTGAACAATCTCATCAACAAGTATGCCCTCTGGACTGCATCCATCGGTCAGCCTCTAAGCCCAGAGACGTACAACAGTATGATCCTTGGGCCGGTTGAGTTTGGCAATGTCACGAATCCAAACCCCGGTGCGGCATCTGGAGCGATGGGCGCAGCTCAGGATGCCTATAACGCTGCCCAAGGAACCGACTACACCGGACAGGCCTTCGACTACATCGGCCGCGGCGCATCGGCGGCAGCCGACAAGGTCAAGGCGCTTGCCGGATGGATGGAAACCGTTGACGACAAGAAGAAGAAGGGCCGTGGCGGCAAGACCGAAGCCGAGAAATACAGCGATATTGTCGACGGTGCGAACCGCCGGATAGCTTCTCTTGAGGCTGAACGCGCTGCCCTTGGTATGACTGAAGAAGCCGCTGCGGCCCTGCGATATGAAACGAGCTTGTTGAATGAGGCGCAGCAGAAGGGCATCACGCTCACTGAAGCTCAGAAGGGCGAACTCTCTGCTCTCGGCTCTGTCATGGCTTCGATTGAGTTCGCTACGAAGAAGGCGAGAGAAGCGCTTGATTTCGCCAAAGACGTCTCCCGCGGATTTGTGGATGACTTTGTCTCAGGTCTCGCGAACGGCGAAAGCGCATGGAAGAGCTTTGCGAATGCAGCTCTAAACGCTCTCAGCAAAATCGCTGACAAGCTCATGGATTCCGCCTTTGACAGCCTCTTTGGTGGCGGCGGCAGCCTTGGAGGCATCTTCGGCGGCCTGTTCGGCGGTGGTAAAAGCTTCTTCCCATCGGCTCCTGTCGGGCTCTATGCCAGCGGCGGCTACACCGGCAATGGTGCGGCCCATCAGGCAGCGGGCATCGTCCACGGTGGCGAGTTCGTCTTCTCAAAGAAGGCGACCGATCGGATCGGCGTTCGCAACCTAGACGCCATGCACAAGCGGGCGAAGGGTTATGCCAGCGGCGGCCATGTCGCACCGGTTATGCCGGCCAACAACAATGGAGTTGCAAGCGCGACCGGGCAGGCTGAAAGCGTGCATGTGACTGTCGGCGTTGCAGTGGACGATCAAGGCGGGCTGCAGGCTTACGTGAAGAGCGTGACACGCCAGGCTATCAGCCAGTCTGAAGCAAAGCTCCCGGCTCGGATCGCGGATTTGCAGATGAGGAGAAAGGCATAATGGCAGCCATCGACCTGCCATTTGACGAGGTAGTCGAGTGCACCTTCACACTGATGGAGGGCACCGTCTCCTCTGGCTTCAACCGTGGCACCGCCTTCAACATCAGCCAAGTAGCTGATCCTGTCTGGAAGGCTACTGTCGAGACTGCTCCGCTCGACCGGAACGACCGCCAGAAGTGGCATGCTTGGAAGCTATCCCTCAAGGGCGGCTTGAACCGCTTCCGATGCTTCGACATTGGTCAAATGGCTCCGCTTGCATATGAAGGGGCACAGACACCGCAGGAAATCGCCTCTGGATGGGCAGGGACCGCGACGGTGGCCTCGCTTGGCCTGTCGGGGGTGCTGACGCTTGGAAGCGTTCCTGCGGGCTATGTGGCCTCTGCTGGTGATCGGGTGGAGTTGAGCCAAGGCGTCTATACCGCGCTCTATGAGATCCTTGCTCCCGCCACTGCAACATCAGGCGGCGCGCTGGCTCTCACGGTGGCGCCCTTCCTCCATACCTCGACATTCACGACTGCCGCTGTCGCCCGTCTTTGGCGCCCGCGTGCGCTATTCATCATGGATCACTCCACCTGGTCGCATCAGGTGGTGGCGAATCCTACTCCCGCAACCTTCGAAGGGTATCAGGTGCTGAGATGACCGAGATCGATCAGGCCACGGAACTGAAGAACCCGGCTCCAGCGCCGGAGACGGAAGCAGAGCCGCAGCCAGAACCGAAGTACAATCCGGAGTTCAAGAAGGCGGTGGTCGCCGTCGTGCTTGAGATGAAGCGCAAGCGGGTCATCTGATGCTCTCGACCGCAGTCAAGAACCTCTACAACGAGGGCCGCATCTCCACGCGGCAGATGATCTGGCTCCAGTTCGGCTCCGGCATCTATGGATTCATCGCCCGCAATGAGCCACTGATGTGGGAGGGTGTGGAATACAAGCCGTTCGGCCTGATCGAAGTATCGGATCTCGGAAGCGGGACCGGCACCACGGCAGACGGCAGCTTTACCCTTACGCTTGCAGAAAGCCCAGACGATGGCCTGACGCCTGCGGTTCTGGTGCAGATCGAGAACGAGGATTACCGGGACCGGCCTGTGCGAGTTATGGATGCGCATTTTCATCCCGACACAGGCGAGCTAATCCAGGTGGAGACGGTTGCGCGCGGCTATCTCGATGTCGTCGAGCACGCTGTTGACCCGGAGCGTGGCTACGTCCTCGCGGCTCGCTGCGAAGGCCGCCAACTCGACTACAGCCGCAAAAATGGCCGCGTTCGCTCCACCGCCGACCAGCAGCGCCGCGCACCGGGCGACAAGTTCTTCGAGCACGCCGGCAGGGCAGGGCGCGTTGAAGTACTATGGGGCAAGCCTGGAAGTTCAAATGTGCCAAGTGGCAGTAACTACAACGACATCTTTACGAAGTTGATAAGTAATTAACATGACCAGACATCCCGACTGGGAAGAACGCCTCAACGTGGTTGTGGCGAAGCATCAGGCTATGCCCGGTGAATGGGGCGAGTCGGACTGCTGGATCATGGCAATGGACGCCATCGAAGCCGTCACGGGCGAGCGCATCCTGCCGCACCTCCAGAGGTATTCGACCGAGGCGGAGGGCTACAAGCACTTCCGCAAGGCCGGCTACAAGGAGACGGTTGAAGAGGCGCTGGCTGACGCTCTTGGCGAGCCGATCTCGCCGCTCATGGCGCAGCGCGGCGACGTGGGCGTGATCGAGCGGGAGGGTCGCATCTCCTGCGGTGTGTTCACCTCTGCCGGCTTCGCCGTTCGGACCATCTACGGTTACATCGAACGTGATGGCCGCAAGCGTGTCGAAGTCACCACCGGCTACGACCTTCAGTTCTTTTCACCCTCGGCTGTTCTCCGAGCATATCAGGTTCGATAGATGCCCTTTATCTCAACGGCCATCGCGGCAGTCACTGGCGTCATCTTCGGCGCCGGCACGATCGGCGCTGCATTGGCCTCGGCCGCCATCGGTATCGGCCTCAACTTCGTTGTCGGCCGGATACAGGCGAGCCGCGCCAAGAAGGCCGCTAAGAAGAACGCTGGGACTCAGTTCGAGCGAGATTACGGCGAGAACGTCAGTCGAAAGGTCGCATGTGGGTACGTCGGGGTTGCCGGCCACGACGTCTACGTGAACACTTATGGCAATTCGAACAAGTACCTCCAGCAAGTTTACTGCCTGTCCGATTATCCTTGTGACGGCCTCTCGAGAGTGTGGGCTGGTGGCGAAGAGCTGACCCTCTTGCTCATAGACAGCAGCTCCGCTCATCAGTCTTACAGTGTCGCGTCTGGCAAGTATTCCGGCCGGATGCAGTTCACCTTCTACAACGGGACGCAGGCAGGCGCAGATCCAAGCCTGGTCACGTATGCGAACCCCTCCGGACGGTGGACTGCGCAGCACTTTGGAAGCGGGGCTTGTTACCTTGTCGCCTTCGTTACCTATGACCAGGAGGAGATGAACAGCTTCCCGCAATTCTTCTTCGAGATCCGGGGCGCCAGGCTGTACGACCCGCGCAAGGATTTTACGGTCGGCGGCTCCGGTGCACATCGGTGGGGCGACTATTCGACCTATGAGTTCACCGAAAACCCTATCATCATGGATTACAACTATCGACGCGGTTTCTCGTGGAACGGTGATATGTTCTGTGGCATGGGGATGTCGCCGGAAGACCTACCAGTCGACAAGTACGCAACTGCGGCCAACATCTGTGACGAGCTTGTCTCCGGCGAGCGCCGTTATCGTTGCTCCGTCTTGCTAGACTGCGACGTTGACCACGGCGACAACATCGACGGTCTGATGCAGGCCTGCGGCGGAATGGTCATCGACAGTGTTGACGGGTCTTGGCCGCTCATCGGAACCGCGCAGCCGATTGTTGCGACCTTAACAGATGACGACTTGATCGTGGGTGAGAACGTGCGCTTCCAGCGTCGGCGATCCATGGCGGATCTGGTCAACTCAGTTGGCGGCACCTATCCGGAACCCTCTAACATGTGGAGTCCGACAGGCTACGATACGCAGACGAACAGTAGCCAAGTTGCCCTTGACCGGCGCACGCGAGATCTGGCGATCAACTTTCCCACGGTTCCGTCGAAGCGGCAGGCAAACCAGCTTGCGGCGATCTACTACAAGGAAAACCGCTTTGAGGCGACGGCCGATGTCGTGCTGCGACCCTATTTTCAAGACGTCCGCGTGGGTGACTGGGTGCGTTGGAACTCGGAACGCTATGGTGACCGAGCTTACATCGTTCAGAGTCGGTCCATCCGTGCCTTGACTAGCGACGGTCCGCGCAATGTGGCACTCTCGCTGCAGGAGCGAGATAGCTCGATCTATGCTGGCACTGGCGTTTTGCCGCCTGTCGTACCAATCCCAAGCGGCGAGCCTGTATATCTTAACGAGCTTCCAGACTGGACCCCAATTCCTATCCTTGCGCAGGCAGACGATGGTCGCACCATCGCGGCCTTCCGCATGTCGTGGTCACCGTTCGACGACGTGTCGGTCACGGGCATTCAATTCGAGTGGTGGCCAACTGCAGAGCCGAACAACCGGTACACGAAGAACGTCCAGCCGGATGTCACAATCACGATGCTGCAGGAGGGCATCGTCAGCGAGACGGAGTACAGCTTCCGCCACAAGCTCATCGCCAACCGCCCGACGGTATGGTCTCCTGTGAAGAAGGCAACCTCGCTGCCAAGCGGCAATGCGGATCTGGAGGTCTACCTCGACAACCTCAACAAGGAGGTAAAGGAGCAGTTTCAGAAGCTGTTCCAGGGCTTTGACGACGTTCGTCCGATCCTTGAGCGCATCCTGACGGACCAGCAGCTTCAGGGCGCAACGTCGGAGGTCATCCGTCGTGGGCTTACGAAGCAAATAGGTGATGCGAGGGCACGGTTCACGGAAGAGATCTCCGTGGTTGTCAGCAACCTTGCGGCGGCCGTCACGTCGATCACCGAGCTAGATGCTGAGTTCGAGAGCAACAAGGCGACGGTTACGCAAGAACTGGCATCAGTCGCGACCGATCTTGACGCGCTGGCAACCCAAATCACGGACGTTTACGCGGCCATTGATGATGGCTTTGCGCAAGGCCGTGTCGAGTTCCGTGCTGCGGCCAATCAGTCAGGTGTCGACGCTCGGTTCTCGGTAGCTCTTCGAGGGTCTGTTAACGACACCTTCAAGGAGAGTGGTTTCTTCCTTGAGCTCTATACCGTCGGCGGTGTCCAGCACTCGCGCTTTGCCGTAATGGCTGACCAGTTTGTCGTCACCAACGGCAATGTTTCGACGCTTCCTCTAGTTTACGAGGACGGGATACTGAAGCTTCAGAATGTGCAGGTGTCCTGGGCCACCATTCAGAATGCAGTGATCAACAACGCGGTTTTTGGGACAACCAACCTCGACTACAACTCAGTGACCTCAAGCGACAGCTTCAGCGGGAGCGGCAGCCGTGACATCTTGGCTCCTCATGGATGGTTAACCATTGCTACGCGAACCATAAACAATCCTAATCCCACAGCAGTCTTCGCCTACATCGTAGGCAGTTACTCTGGGTTGTTGGGGCCGAATAGTAGCGGGACGTTTGGGATGCGTCTCATCAACGCGACGACCGGCGAAGTGATCTTCATCGACACCTTCTCCTTCTCGACAGGCGGGTCGACAGAAAGCGTGTCGAGATCTGTATCCGCTACAGCAATTGGGAAAGGCGATGTCCGAGGTAACAATGTCTATCACATCCAGACTTACAAACAGCCCGGAGGCATACCCTCCAGCAGCTTCAACGTGAATTTACTCTGGTGGAAGAGATAAGCGCAGACATCTGTTCGTCCAATTAAAGGAATCCCATAAATGGCAACCTCCTACTACTCGACAGGGACCGTGTCCTTGGCGAATGGCAGTGCAGTGGTCACGGGCAACGGCACGCTGTGGCAGTCGGCCTTGATCGAAGGCGGCAACGTCATCGTAGAAGCGGATGGGAACAACGTCCTCCCGATTGCTTCAGTCGATAGCGAGACGCAGATTACTGCCGAACTGAAATGGCGGGGAACAAGCGGAACGTACAGCTACGCCATCCAGCGCGATACGGCTTACCTGAAGACGCTCGACCGAAACAGCCAGGCGGTTTCTTATCTGCTGGACGAGATCCGCAAAGGTACGATCTTCAAGTATGACGCCAGCGGCACACTTGCGGAGCGGGTGTCCTACGATGCACAGCCAAAGGGCTTCAGCTACCTTGTCTTAGAAGGTGATGTTGCACAGCTGTACGTCAAGGGTAGCAACACGTCTGGTGATTGGGATGGGCCGTTTGACTACGGTGTTGGTCCCGTTGGTCCGGCTCCGTCGCTGGGCATTGGCACAGTCACGACGCGAGAGCCGGGGCAGAGTGCGACTGCAGGGGTTAATGGGGGCGGCGGCTCTTATACGCTGGACCTTGGCATCCCCTCTGGCCTCACCGGCATGACTCATCGCGGCATCTATAGCTCGTCCACTGCCTATGTCGAGCGAGACGCCGTTCTTCAGGCTGGTAGCACATGGATAGCGAAGGTTGCCACCACTGGCAATGCTCCCCCCGGTCTGCCGACGACCGAAAACACCTGGTGGCGTCTGGTTGCAGCAAAAGGCACGGACGGGCAGGGCGCGGGTGACATGGTCAAGGCGACCTATGACCCAACCAATAAGCAGGCAGACGCATTCGACGGCGCAAACCATGCCTACAGCAACACGACGTCAAAGCTCCTCGCGACGACCGTGCAGAGCGCGATTGACGAACTTGTGGCAAAGGGCGAGTTGCCGACGCCTTCGCTTGATCTTCTGTTTACCGATACCGAGGCGATCGATCCTTCGTGGTTTACGCGAGCCTCTACCGGCACGTACCTCGATGCGACGGGGAGGCTGCGGACAGCTGCAGTCAATCAGCCGCGGATACATTATGATTTTCTGACCGGCCGATATGGAATACTGGTAGAGGAGGCGAGGACGAACTTGGTCACCTATTCTGGTGATCAGATGAATGATGCATATGCTTTGGCAGGTGGAGCAACTAAGCAAGCAACCTCTGTTACAGCTTCTTACGGAACGGAAACCTTCACGAAAATTGTCGCTCCAGTTGCTTCTAATAGTCCAATTATTCAGCGGTATTTTTCATCGACGGAAATTCCCAACAGCACGGAGTGCTGGTTTACAACATTCATTACCAATGGCGAATATAAAAGGGCACTTGTTCAGCAAAACAACTTCGCAAGTTGGGACACCCGAACCTCCGTTGTGGTGGACACTGTGACTGGAGAGTATTGGGTTACTGGAGCAAACGGCCCTGATGCGGTTGTAGAGTATTGTGGGAACGGCATCTATAGAGTTGCTATACGGGGGGTCACCAACACAGCGGGTGGCACGAGATCGTTTAGCGTCGGCCCTGTCCTAGACGCAATGACAGCGGGCGGCTCTTTTGCCGGGGATGGCGTCTCAGGAATTCTAAACTGGGGATGGGATGTTGAGATTGGTACTTGCCACACATCATACATCCCCACTACTGCGGCAGCTGTATCGCGTGCGGTCGAAACTCCCCTCATCGGGAATGGTGATTGGCTGTCAGCCACGGAAGGTATGATCCTAGTCGAAGGAAGGCAGTTCGGGACTAGTAGTTTAGCACCTCGTGCCTGGCAGCTAAGAAATGGGTCCGATGCATTAGAAGCACAGATAAATGGCGGCGGCGGAGTGGCCACGGCTGGTTCATACGTTGGCGGCTCTTACGAGGTCAACATGTCTCAGCCCTTGGCAAAGGGGATCGCGTTCAAACACGCTTTCGCATGGAAGCTGAATGACTTTGCCTTCTCTTTGAATGGCAGTACAGCCGTTCTAGACACGTCCGGTGCCGTTCCGAATCTAGGCTCGGGGAGCCTCCTATATCTCGGTAGAGATTCTGGCACAGCGCGACTTTTCAACGGCGTAATCTACCGTCTGGCTTACTGCCCTATCCGCGTACCGAACCAGCTACTCCCGCTCATCTCTTCCTAAGGATCACATCATGATCGACCTATGCCTCCGCGCCGGCAATGCCGGTGCGCTCGCCTCTGCATGCCCATTCCTTCGTGGTGAAGACGACGACCTCCGCTGCACGGAAGAGATTGCCGAGATGGTTCCTGAAACCATAATCATCACCCCCGAGACGCCGAAGCGGATCTGGGCATAGGAGTGCCTCTCATGATCGGTTGGCTAGCAGACAAGTACCGCGCTGGACTTATGGGTCCGGGGCACGTTGCAAAACTCGAGCGTTCTGGACCGGGGGACGTGGTTGGGCCTGGTTCCGCCGTCAATGGGCGCATTGCTGTTTTCGACGGAACAACTGGGAAGCTGCTGCGAAATGGTCCCTATAGTGTAGAAAACATCACTGAAGACCTCGCAACAAAGGTTTCCAAATCACAAGTTACAAACTACATGATTGAGATGTTTGCGCAGGCTAACAACGCCAGCTCAGCCCTCACAAAATTAGGTGTATCTTCTTTCATTCAGAACCTTCTGGACGATACGACAGGTGCTGCAGCATGGCTATCCCTTGGGGGCGCAACGTTGCTCAGCGGTCAAGGAGCCGTGAAGTTGCCGAACGGGCTAATGCTGGAATGGGGCTATTCTGACACAGGTAGCGGTGAGTATAGCTTAGTCTTCCATACAGCCTTCCCTTCCGCCTGTATATACTTTGCCCCTGTCCTCAATTTTCCATTGCAGGATACTGTTACGTTGGTGGCTGTATCTTATGCAAATCTTGCCAACACCGGTGCCTACATTCAAAAGCGTTATGTTCAAGGCGGTACTGTTGGTGTTGGATCGATCCCGATCCGCTGGCTTGCGATGGGGTACTGACATGAAGTTCTTTGTAACAGTGGACGCCGAGGGCTTCCCTTCCGGCTTCTATAATGATCAGTTTCACACGGCTGAGCAAATACCCGACGCGGCTATCGAGATCACTCAAGAACAATGGGAAGATCTGAACCTGAATTCCGGTCTTCGAAAGCTTGTTGATGGCAGTGTTGTCGAGGTCGAACCACAGCCACCGCAGGCGCAGCCAACTCTATCACTCACTGCACGACAGCTTCGCCTCGGGCTGGTCACAAATGGCTTCGCCCTTGATCAGGTGGAGGCGGCGATTGCGGTGATAGAGGATCCGCAACAGCGTGCTGTCGCTCAGATTGAATGGGAGTATGCTTCCCAGTTCGAGCGGTCGCACCCGTTGATCGAGCAGGTCGGCGCTGCGCTGGGTCTGACAGTCACGCAGATCGACGCAATGTGGGACGAGGCGCTGACGCTCTAGCGCCTACTGCACCTTCTTATCTCTGACCAGTAGCACCGACTTCAACACCCGCGACACGTGCCTATCGCCATTGCAGATAATGCAGGGCATGCCGGCAGCACCGCAGCCGCAGGCTTTCGGTCCGTTCCACGGCTTGTTCGGGTGGGCCTCGCAGACCCAGCCTGTGTTGTCGCAGGTCTCGCACTCCATCGGCTGAGCATAGCCGAAGTCCGAGGTTCCTGAAACAATTGCCGCGGCCTTAGCTATTCGGCCGCCTGTCGAAGCTCCGGCTGAAAAAGGATTACAATCTCAGCAAATGGCGTGTGCGGCAGGATCTTCTCAGCAACCGCGAACGCTTCGTTCAGTGGGCGAGGGGAGATGGTGGACGCATGGATCATCTTCCCGTTGCGCTGGAAGCTGGGGAAGTCGATCACGCCAACCAGCCTTTGGTCGCGACGCTGTAAACGGACAGTGATCGCGTCGTCGGAAAATGTATCGACGCGTCGGTAGGGGAGGTTGGTGCTCATCTGCGCCCCGCAGCTGCTTCCTGTGCCGTCATAGCACCGCGTCCAAGCTAAATGGTGTGCCGTTAATGCGTGGTTAACCGACTGTTCGAGGGGTAGCGCCCTAGCCACCGACAGCCACCGCCTGAACCCTCTCGACAATCTGGAGAAAGACCATGAACCTGCCCATCACGGCGGAGCAAATCCGCATGGCTGCAAAGAACAAGGGGAGCGAGGCGAACCTTCGTTCCGTCCTGACCTCGCTCGACCGCTATGCCGCCGACGTCGGGCTCGATCGTCTGCATCGCCTGATCCATTACCTGGCACAGCTGATGCACGAGAGCGGATCGTTCAAGTGGGACCAGGAGATCTGGGGCCCGACGCCAGCGCAGGCGCGATACGACACCCGCACTGATCTCGGCAATACGCCGGAGAAGGATGGCGACGGCTACCTCTATCGCGGTCGCGGGCCGATCCAGATCACCGGAAAGGACAATTACCGACAGTTCCGCGACTGGTGCCGTAGCCAAGGCTACGACTGCCCCGATTTCGTTGCTGAGCCGGATGCGGTCAACACCGATCCGTGGGAAGGCCTCGTTCCGATCTTGTATTGGACAAGCCGCGGCCTCAACAAGTGGGCCGACCAGAACGATCCGGAAACCATCTGCCTCAAGATCAACGGCGGCAAGAACGGCCTTGCTGATCGCTTGGACTATTACGGCCGTCTGGCGCTCGTCGTCTGCGGTTATGGGGTGTCGGAGGCGGAGGTTCGCCGCTTCCAGGCCGAGCATGGTCTGGACGTCGACGGCGACGTGGGGCCGAAGACGCGATCGGCGTTGCACAAGCGCCTGGTGGAGCTCGGCGGGTCTGCTTCCGAGTCCGTCCGATCTTCTCCTGTGGTGGAAGAGACGGTCGTGGAGAGGGAAGTGCCGGTTCCAGTGGACCGGCCCGTGGTGACAGAGAAGGTCGAGAAGGAAGTCCGCCAGAAGACCAACTGGTTGTCCTCCGCCTTCGCCACCGTTTTCGGGACTGGCGGGCTTCTATCCTACCTCGCCGGCATGGATCGGGATGCTCTGATCCTGGTGGCGGGTATCGGCGTGGTCGTGATTGCCGCGGTCCTGTTCGGCGGGGAGTGGATCGTGCGGCGCGTGAAGTCCATCCGGAAAGAGTTGGAGGCTTAGATGCTGGCCTTCCTCCTCTCTCCCATTGGAAAAGCTCTGGGCGCAGCTGTGGTGGCCGTGGCCATCGTCTCCGGTTCATTCCTCTACGGAAAGAACGTCGGCCGGCAGGGAGCCGCTGTGGACGCGCTTGAACGCTCTGTCGAAGTCCTCCGAGAAAGGAACGAGATCAATGACGAAGTATCTGCTTCTGATGCTGCCGCTCTGTGCGGTGATTACGGGCTGTCAGACGACGACGAGCGCGAGTGCGTGCGACGGCTGGGAGAAGCTTCGGCCGAGCCTGGAGACGTCGGTGACGATCCTGAAGACGGATCGGCCGTTCGCTGATCAGGTCGCTGCACACAATCGGCAGGGAGTGGGGCAGGGGTGTTGGCAATGAGTAATCCCGGCTATGTCGGGCCCGGCGTGTGGATCCGCATAACGCACCGCTTCGGTCCCCGGATGATGGAGTGGTTCTATGCCGCGCACATGATCCTCGTCGGCTATGTGCTGCTGCTCCCGATGCAGACGTTCAATCAGCCGGCATTTCTGGCCTTCCGTGATCTGGTCCCCTCGGAAGATGTGATGGGCTGGTTCATGCTCATGATCGGGCTTTTCCGGATCGTGGGGCTGGTCGTGAATGGTGCCCGAAAGAACGTCACTCCTCAAATCAGGCAGATTTCAGCAGGGATCGGATGTCTCATCTGGTCAGGCATCACATATGGCTTCGCATCCTCTGATGTCGTGAGCACGTGGCTCGCCATTTATCCGCTCTTTGCGTTTGGCGAACTCGTCAACATCCACCGCGCGGCACACGACCAGGGGGAAATCAGGAATGGAACAACTGGCTAATCTCCCGCCGCCGGCGCTGATCACCTTCGGAGCTGTCCTTGCCGTGATCTTCGCCGTCCGGTATCTCGGCATCCTGTCGGGGCAGAAGGCCACTCCTGCGGCAAGCTCGAACGCTGCACAGGTGGCGGCGGTCATTGTCGACCCCACGGCCCTTAATCGAGCCACAGACGCTCTCCAAGCTCATACTGAGGCGACGAAGCGGCTGACGGATGCTGTCGTCGAGACAGGCCGGCACATGAACACGCTTGGCATCGAGGCTGATCGGATCCGGGAGGAGCTGCGCATCCAGAGAGAGATCAGGCGGGACCGATAA